TAGTGAACGCATACGGGTGGGATAAAGCCAAAGTCATGTTTCCTGAAATTCGTAGGTTGCTTCAAGAATTGGGCGTAAGTTCCAGAGCATCACTTGATGAAGACGTATGGGTCAATGCGGTTTTGCGCAAAGTCAATGACAAAACTAAAAAGTATGTTATTTCAGATGTTCGGTTTGAAAACGAAGCATCAATTGTCAAACAAATGAACGGACAACTTTGGAGAATTAAACGCACAGGAGTTGAGGCAGTTAATTCCCATGTATCTGAGTTTAGTATGGATGGGTACAAAGTAGATCAGATTTTGCACAACGGGGGAACCATAGAAGAACTAGAGTTACTAGTTCAACAACGAATGGATGCCCTACTTGCCAACAAAACTGATTGAAGGTAACCCAATACCTAGAGACTCAAAAGTTTCTATTGGAATTGATCAATCGTTAACTGGATTTGCATTAACAATCCTAGATACGACCACACCAACTAACTACCTCACATGGGTATACAAGTCACCGTACTTTGGCATTGAGCGGTTATCAGACATCCGCGAATGGTTGACAGACAATCTTGGGTATGCAGAAGATCACTGGGATGTTGAAGACATTGCCATGGAAGGCACAGTCCTAGCGAGCCAGGCCGCCCTAGTTCTAGGGGAATTATCGGCCACTGTAAGACTAGCCATATACGATTTCTTTCCAGATGAAGACCCAAGAAGATTCCCACTCAAAGTACCACCAATGACATTGAAGAAGTACGCAGCAGGTAAAGGCAACGCTAAAAAGCAGGAAATGTTGCTGCAGATCTATAAACGGTGGGGTATTGAGTTCAATGATGACAACGCCGCAGACTCCTACGCCCTAGCAAGGCTTGTTGGAAAATTTTCAATTGATGCCGTCGAAAAGGCAGTAGTCGAACAAATGGAAGACCCCAAGTATAGGGACCAACCTAGGCTGTAGATATGTACCCTTTATGCAGGGATGGCGCACTAACTCGACATAAAGGACTACAAATTGACTACACCACCAACACCACCTTCAGGTGAAGACTTTCTAAAAGTAAGCGCTAGTTCCAATCCACAGAGCGTTGCATCAGCCATCGCCCACGCATGCTACGACAAGCGCGAAGTAAAACTGCGTGCAGTAGGCGCTGGAGCGGTAAATCAGGCAGTAAAGGCGATCGCTATCGCCCGTGGCTACGTTGCCCCTCGTGGCATGGACCTCACAGACAAGCCAGGATTTACCACCATCGACTCTCGTGATGGGGCAATTTCTGCCATTGTATTTCACATTACAGCGTCGTAAAACCGCCGTATCATAGACTCAAACTAAGGAGTCAATATGCCATCTTGGACATCATTAGGACACGCGATGCGCCGCCGCATGGGTGCTCCTTCATCCCATCTCGAAGCGACAGGTGCCTCAATGAAATCTACCTCACTAACCCCAGAGCAAGTGATTGCTTCAGCAGCACACGCTAAGTCACCACGCCGCTACATGGGCATGGATGCAAACAACTTTGAAAACGTTTCTGCACAGCCAGGCAACACGATCTCACGCCCACGTAAGAACACGCAGGCAGCAGATCCAACCGCTGGTGGCAAGGCTAACCGCAAGAACAAACTTGCTGGTTCAGCAGCGCAGTCAGAGCGCATGGGCGCTCGCTACGAAATTGGCGCAAAGTTCCCAGCAGTTCATTCAATCGAAGCCTCTGCAACAATGCGTAATGCAAAGACCATCCCATCAGTCATGGGACGTCAAGCACCAGACTTCAACGCAGCAATGGGTGAGTCTTACTAAAATGTTATCAATGTCCGAGTTTGGTGACAACAACAAGACTGGACAGATGTTTCAGCAACACACTGAAACACCTCCACCACTCTCGTTAAGTTCGGCAACCAACACAAGTAGCGCAGCAGCCACCGCGTGGTCTAACCGCTCATTGGGACAAGGACGCACACTTCCGTATTCATCAAAGACTGCAGGAACTGTTTACAAGTTTGAAGATAATCAGTCTTCACTTCCAGCCATCAAGGAGTAACCATGCCACTTAGCGACGAAGAGTTTGCTGCTCACGTCAATAAGCCAGAGTCAGAGGGTGGTACTGGCGGTGGCTCTGTTGGGTACTTTGACCGTGAACCTGTAACAGGTCGTGGGTTTATGACTGCAGCAGTCCCTATTGCAGAACACACAAAGAAGCGTGGCGCTCTCACAGGTAAGAACATCAGTACCTATCGCGCTAAATGGGCAAAGGAAGCAGCAAAAGTCCCAGCACGCACAGGACTAGCACCTGTCCATGGTGCATGGGGCAAAACTCAAGACATCTCTGTACAAGCACCAACACCTAACGCAGCAAAGGCGATGGGCACATCTGAGGGCGAGATGGAGTCATACGCACTGCCTCACACACCTGTAAATCGCAAGGGTGCAACCGTTGGTCCAGGTGGAGGCGCAGTACTCCTTCACATGGGACAGTTCGGTAAAGAGAGCGCAAACGAAAACTATCGTCCTGGAGCCCTCGACATGAAGGACGGCAAGGGCGGACTTACAAAGTACGAGTACCAAAATAAAGACTGGAATGTCGTTGGTGGAATGATGCGTGACCCTGAGACAGGGGAGCAGAAGCCACACACTTTGGGTGATGTCCTCAAGACTATTAACACAAATCGTGCCCTAAGACAGCGCAAAGCGATCGGTCGTGAGTAATGGAGACCAAAACCTGCACATCCTGTGAGCAGGATTTACCCATCTCCAAGTTTAAAATGCGTGGTGGACGTCAAGTAGGCACAAGACAAGCCATGTGTAATCGTTGTTTATACGTTAAATACACACGACCACTTGTAAAACAAAAAACTAAAGAAATTCACGAGTATCAAGTAGCAAAAGGATGCGCAGATTGCGGGTACAACGCCCATCCTGCAGCATTAGAATTTGATCATATTCCTGGTACTGATAAAAAGTTCAATATTGGTGAAGAGATCGGGTCTTACAGTCGTGAAAAACTGTGGGAAGAAATAGCAAAGTGTGATGTGGTTTGCGCCAACTGCCACAACATACGAACGGCAAATCGTCGTAATCGAGTAGAGATTGAGGTGATCTGATGGCTGGAGGCTATAACAACTTCTCGCCACAGCAGAACTGGCAGTCCCTTGGTGCTGGCGGTATGTACGGTTACAACAATCAAACTGGCGCAGGAACTCCCGTTGCACGGGACAGTTTGGATCAGTCACGCATTGGCGTTGGCCGTATCCCATCTGCGGAGTATCCCTGACGGTTATTTAGGCACAATACGATCACGTCGCGACGATCGCCTACTGGATTCAATCAAGAATCGTGTTAATCAGAAGTCGTACCAGCGCGGAGTCCACAAGGGCGAGCGCATTGAAGCCTCTATGTATTTCTGGCCTGATGCGGTTAATATGGATAGCGGACTACAGCGCCAGATGAAGGCAGCACTTGTGAATGTTAATGGCGGTATGGTTTACAAGGTTCCACGATCAGCACCACAGACACAACTCGCTCCTGCTCCACACCTTGTTAACGATGGCAAGGCAAACACGCAGGCAGATGCACCAGTTGAGATAAACGCACGCCGTCAGGCAATGATGGCCTACTTGAGACCTGCGTGGGCATAACATGGCTAAATTTGGCGTAGACCCACATGGTCGCTGGGATCAGAATCTTGCTCAAGAGCAATTTCAGGCTCACGTAGGAAACATTGTGTCCAAGTACCGAGAGGCATCCCCTGAGTTTGTTAAGGGCGGCAGTGAGTGGTATGACAAAGCGAATGAAGTAGCAGGTCGTGTTGGTGGTGGCGATACTCGTAGAGGTGCAGGAATTATTGCAGCCTTATCACCACTAAATAACTGGGAAAGAAACGTTGATGAAGCCCATGAACTTGTTAAAACAGGAAATGTAGCAAGCGCTCTTCTTCCAGCAAACGTTGAAAAGGCTCGCAGAATTCACGCAGGAGAAGATCCCCTAGATGTCTTGGGTGGACACAAAGTCACGAACTTCTTCCATAATATTAATGACCCAAGTAGCCCACACGCAGTCACCATCGATCGTCACGCTTACGATATCGCCATGGGAAGACCTTTTGTAGGAGCAGGTGGCGGTAAAGCAAAGCGCAATCTTACTCAAGGTCCGAGCGGTCACACTCCAATGTCTGAAGATCTTGGTTTAGGTTCTTTAGGTCGTTATAAGCATTTTGTACAAGCATATCAACGCGCTTCGTCAGAACTTGGTGTCGATCTTCCTCACAGAGTCCAAGCCACAACATGGGTTCAACATCGAGGAGCAATCGGATGACCAAATCTGAAGAATTTGATCATGGTAGTGGTCACAAATTTAGCGTAAAGAAAAACGCTGCAGGATCATACACGGGTTGTTGTGGGTTGCAAGTAGATGCGTCTAACACTCCAACAGGAAGAGTGTGGTTCTCATCTCACCCAACTGGGCTGTACTACCCAACACTGCGGGCTGCAAAAGAGCACATGCAAAAGCACCACGACAAAGGGGAGTTGTTCTAATGACACAATCATTTGATGGCAACTACGACTACACCAAGCCATGGCGTGCACCTATTCAGCCTGATCAGGTTGCTAAGAAGTGGTCATACAACGGCCCATGGTCAAGCAACATGGAGCGTTTAACTTCTCAGGCACTCATGGTTGCAACCATTCCAGGAGCCGATATTCAGGCAATGGTTCGCCCACCACTTCCACAGATTCAACTCTTTCCAGAGCGTTTTGGCTACGGTCCAAGCGTTCAACCAGGAATTGAGGATGTCGTAAGCGTAGATCGCAACTATCATGAGCCTAGAGTTTCTTGGTACTCAGGATCTCCTGCTGGTTACTCAGGTAGCAGCCGTAACGATTTGGGGACTAACTAATGTTTGACGGAGACGGCGCCGAGACAATGGAACTACAGGCTAAGAAGGTCATGCAGAATGCCATGGAATATCGTGGATCTGCTCCATGTCCAACCTGTGGAGTCATTATGAATCCCGTAGAATTTATGTATAACCAAGGTAAGTGCCTTAACTGCTTGACCCAACAGAAGGCAAGCCGAATCAAAGGAAAGATGGTCTAACATGGCAGTTAACTCCTCACGCTCAATGAACCAGTCACTCGACGAGGGTGCAACTGATGGCAAGTACCGCAAGGCTCGCCCTAACACCACAGTCATTCCAGGACTTGGTAATGAAGAGACTATGCGTAACCGCGAAGCACTTCACCCATTCTCAGGTTATGGCTTCATCACCTCTGAGATGCCTAACAAGGTAAATCCAGGTAAGTAGTCATGATGTTTGCTGATCGTCGTGCCAATAAGCGTGCATTAAAAGCAGCAAATGGACCAAGTCTTGCACCTAAAGGTTATGAAACTGAGCCTTGGGGACGAGAGATGGTTACCCATGCTGCAACAGAAGGACGTTCTGCAAGAAAAGCAGCAGCACAAGGAATTTCTCGTAAAAAACTTTTTGAGCATTCAGCACAATCGCATGACTACTGGAGCAATCACGAATGTGGAGAGGGATGTGGTCACTAATGGCAGTTACAGCCGTACCAGATCGTGGAGATAATCCAAAGCGTCGTGTAAATTTTTACCACCAAAATGGTGACTACAGCCATACCGCAGACGTTCGATTCTTAAAGAATGGGCGTGCTCACGCTGGAGACGTCAAAAGAAACACCAAAAACCTTGGTGGAGTTAATTGGACGGCTTCTGACCACGATTACCACCCTGACGCACCAAAAAGACAATTCGAGTAAGTTTAGCCTTACAGCCTTCTTAGGGTTTTATAGGTTTGTCTCCTAGCACTAATAAGGAGCACCTATGAGCAATGTCCCCATTCTTGGGCAAAAACAACCTGCAGCCAATGAGCCGATGTTTCGGCTTTTGTACTGCCTTGTTTGTCAGACACTAGAAGAATTGCCACCATACGATGGTGAGCCAGAGTTAGATCATCTACTTGCTGTGGCGTGTGAACTTCACGTATTTCCCTCAGGTGAACCACATAAAGGCAAACTTTTTGTTCTTCCCCTCAGAGTCTGGGCATCTACAGAATCAAAGCGCGAAATCATTAAGCAGATCAAGGGTGGAGGATCGGCTGGTCTTGCTGAGTTTGATGAGACCTTTTACGACTCTCGCTCTACCTTCATGGAAGGGGCTATGGAGTGCTACAACAAGCATAACAAGCCCAAAGAAGGATGTTTAGATTGGCACGCAAAAGACCGCTTGCTTATTCCAAAAACGCAAAAAGAAAGAAAAGCAGAAGGTATGGGCAGTTATCTTGATGCTCCAGGGCCAAAAACTTATCTATGCGATTTTTGTCCTGTAGCCGTAGGTGTAGCACAACGCAAACAAAAACTGATTGGAAAATAAATGGCACAAGCAATTTACACAGTAACCATAAATGATGACGGAACAGTCAGCACCACCGCAACGGCAGCAGGTGCGGGAGTTTCTCGTCAGGCAACACCTTACGACATCTTGCAAACTTCCAAGGAGTTGGTCTCAGAGATCGAAAATCGTCTTTTAGCAAACCGTGTTGCTCAAGCCGTTATAAACGCCCTTACCCCTCCAGCAGAGCCAACTGTGGCAGAAACTGTTGCAGAAGCACTGAGCGATAGAGGCATAGAAAGCCCACAAAACTAATAGACTTAGGACATGAATCGCTCTGATGGTCTTGATAGGTACGCGCAACCTATCAGCCTGGAAAACAAAGCGACATCGTACTTCTCTAACCCTGAACAAGATCTAGACCCACGTCTATTCTCTGGCAATCAACTCAAGGGCTGGGTTCGTTCTGGTTTAATGCAACTCCTCTTTGACTTCTTACATGAGAAGTATCGCCATGCTGACCTATGGGCTCATGTATGGATTGCAGGATCTGGCGTCTCTTACCAGTGGTCTGCTGCTCGTGAACCTGGTGACCTTGATGTATTGATCGGTGTCAACTACATCCAGTTCCGAAAGGCTAACCCTGAGTACCAAGGTCTTGGTGATACAGAGATCAGCCAGATGCTCAACGAAGATTTTCGCACATACCTACAACCAGAGACAGAGAACTGGAATGGGTTTGAAGTAACTTTTTATGTCAATCCTGGTGCTACAGATATTACATCGATCAATCCATACGCTGCATACGATCTCACTCATAACGAGTGGACTGTACACCCACAGCAACAGAGCGCACCACACAAGCCTGTATGGGAAGCAATGGCTCAACGCGATCGCTCCATCGCATCAGAGATTGTCACTCGTTACTCCAAAGCATTAGCAGATCTACATGGTGCACAGAATGATGCAGCACGCAGAAATGCAGAGACAAGACTGCAAGCATCACTCTCACAAGGATCTGCACTCTTTGAAGACATTCACCACGCACGCAAGTTTGCATTTAGTCAGACAGGTGAAGGTTACTCTGACTTCTACAACTATCGTTGGCAGGCAGGAAAGAAGTACGGCACAGTGCCAGCACTGCGCCAGATGCATGACTACCTGCAGGCATACAAAGAAGGAAACGCCGAAGAGAACTACGGCGTAGAACTACCAGATACTCAGACACTCATTCGTAGAGCGGCGACATACAGAGCAAAAGGATAAATCGTGAACATCATATTGTCACTAGACGGGGTACTAAGTTCGGATACTGGAGAACCAATTCGCTCAGGAGTTGCTCTCTACTATGCACTGAACAACGGCAACCGAGTTGCCCTCATTACCTCACGCACCAAGGCTGATGCAGAGCAGTGGCTCTTTAGCCATGGAATTATTGGCTATGACGATCTAGTCACTGAGTCCGTCCATATTGAAGGCGATGAACTTAAGAAGCGCCAATTTAAGTTGAGTCGCAGTCAGACTCCTGTAGAACTCTATGTAGATTCTGATCCTGCCATGTGTGCATGGGTCTTTGAGCAGCAGCGTGTGACTACCCTGCTCTTCTCGCATCCTTCTTACGCCAAGGTAGAGGCTCGCCCCGATGCACCAAAGCCGTACCGCACATGGGCAGAGATCGAAGAGGCAGTAAACCGAGCCAACATCGCACGCTCCGTTGATCGCCTACGCCCAGACACCAAGATTGGTGAATACTCTGACTAGGATCATATTCTCAGGAGCCGAGGTAGGCTCTAACCGCACGCTCTTAGAAGGTATGAAAGTTGAGTCAATGGGACTCAACTTCTGGGGTCTTCGTAAGCGTGGGTTGCCTAAGACTAAGATCTGGCTGATCAGTGAGCACTTTACCCCAGAGACTCAGGTCATCATCGAGTCAGGGGCGGCACAGGCAGATAAGGCTGGGCTATCACGCAAGGAGTTGCTAGACCTTGCCGCTGAGTATCAGGAGTTCGTGGTCAACAACGCAGACCGCGCCCTAGCCTTCCACGAGTTTGATTCTCAGGTACTAGGTAGGGAATGGATTGAGGCTCAACGCCCTTTCTTTGAGCATGACCCAAAGTTATGGGTGGTCTGGCATGAGTCCTACCGCATAAGTAACTTACGAGAACTTGCGGGCCGCTATCCCAACATACTTATCCCGAACGCCGAGATTGAGGCAGTCACTAACCTTTCAGGAGTAACTCGTGGGCTTGCCCGCCAGACAGGAACTACCTTCCACGCCCTAGGATGTGCCAAGCCAGATAACCTTAGACAGATACCATTTGGCTCTGCCAGCACATTGTCGTGGTTATCGCCCATGCGCAGAGGCGAGACGATCGTCTGGGATGGCAAGCAGATTAAGCGTTACCCCAAGCGCATGAAAGACCAAGCACGCATCCGATACAAGAACATTGTTGATCGTGCTGGGCTAGACTATTCTGAGTTTGTTAAAGATAGTACCCTTGAATCGACTAGAGTTGCAGTCTGGTCATACCTACAGATGGAGTCCGCTATGGAGAAGAAACCGCCTAACTTCCACATCATTGATGGGGGTAAAAAGGACGTAGTATCTGATAACAGCGATGACCTGTATACAGGGTTAATGATGGAATTGGGGGGTACACCTTCTGATAACAGTGACCTTGAAGTGCGGAAAGTTGAGCGCACAGAAGTGGTCGAAAGAGCACCAGAAGAGATGCAGAATCTTCCAGTTTTTGGATTCAAGACCAAGACGATCGTTGAAACTGGAGACGATGGCAAGGATGTCTTACGAGATGTTCCTGTCGTTCATACCCAGCAGACAAGTCTTCGCCAGTGCGACACCTGCTTCGTTGCAAGTAACTGCCCAGCGTTCAAACCACAGAATCAGTGCGCCTTTAACCTGCCAGTCGAGATAAAAACCAAAGATCAACTCAAGGCATTGCTCACCGCAGTTATTGAAATGCAGGGTCAAAGAGTGGCTTTTATGCGTTTTGCTGAGGAAATGAATGGTGGATACGCCGATCCAAATCTCTCGCAAGAAATTGATCGCCTCCTTAAATTGGTAGGCAATGTCAATGAGATGGATCAGAACAAAGAGTTCATCCAGATAACCGCAAGCCGTCAATCATCGGGTGGTGTGCTCTCCGCAATCTTCGGAGATCGTGCTCAAGCCCTCCGAGAATTGCCAGAGACGCTCAAGGAAGAATCTGTTACCAAAATTATTCAGCAGTCTATCGAAGAATAGTACTATCTGATAACAGCGTATTAACAGGTATGAAACTGGGTAGTCGTTTACCCTTTTGTCCAAGCACTTGTCAAACTTGCTTCTTAGCAGGTGCGTGATAGGTTTCATTCCCTCACAATAGGGAACTCAAAATCAGTGGGGTATTTCAACAAGTAGAGAAATAGGGTATATCAATGTCATTATTTTCATTCAAATTGGCTGACGACTTTGTCGCTTCATACAAGGCAAAGAAGGCGCCATTTGGTTATCAAGATGCGGCTGGCAACTCGGTAGGTGAGATCACTTACCTCCGTACCTATTCGCGCCTCAAGGCAGATGGTACGAAGGAGACGTGGGTTGATGTCTGCGAGCGAGTCATCAATGGGATGTACTCTCTGCAGAAAGATCACGCCAAGTTAAACCGCTTGCCATGGTCTGATGCCAAGGCAGCAGCATCGGCTAAGGAGGCATTCGATCGACTCTTCGAGTTGAAGTGGACACCTCCAGGTCGTGGCTTGTGGGTCATGGGTACGCCTCTCGTCAACGAGCAGCGCAACTCAGCCGCATTGCAGAACTGCGCCTTCGTCTCTACTGGTTCAATGACCAAGACAGACCCAGCCAAGCCATTCGCATTTCTTATGGAAGCCTCCATGCTCGGAGTGGGCGTTGGCTTCGATGATAAAGGAGCAGATAAGGAGTTCAAGATCTATGAGCCACAAGCAGGTGAAGCCTATGTCATCCCAGATACTCGTGAAGGCTGGGTCGAATCAACCTCCGCCCTCATCAATAGTTACCTTAAGCCAGATACGAAGAGCCCAATCTTTGATTACTCGCTCATCCGCCCAGCAGGAGAGCCAATCAAGATCTTCGGAGGAACTGCCGCAGGGCCAGATCCACTAATCAAGTTACATGGACAAGTAACTTCTATGTTCACGGGCCGTGGTGGACAGTTACTTACTCGCCGCGATATTGCTGACATCGGTAACCTGATTGGTGTCTGTGTTGTCTCTGGCAACGTGCGCCGTTCAGCAGAACTTCTCATGGGTCGACTTGACGATCAAGAGTTCCTTGACCTCAAGAACTACGAGAAGAACCCAGATCGTATGGCTTATGGCTGGATGTCTAACAACTCCGTAGAGGTATCTGTTGGACAGAATCTCGACGGCATCATCGAGGGCATCTCTCGCAATGGTGAGCCTGGGGTCATCTGGATGGATGTCTCTCGCCAGTATGGTCGACTTGCTGACCCAATCAATAACAAGGACTGGCGCATCGCTGGGTATAACCCATGTGCTGAGCAGTCTCTTGAATCATACGAGTGCTGTACTCTGGTTGAGACTTACTTGAATCGCCACACTGATCTCGATGACTTCAAGCGCACATTGAAGTTTGCTTATCTCTATGCCAAGACTGTAACTCTTCTTCCTACCCACTGGGAAGAGACGAATGCAATCATGCAACGCAATCGTCGCATCGGTACATCTGTCTCTGGTGTTGCTAACTTTGCAGACATCAAGGGCTTGCCTGTGCTTCGTCAGTGGATGGACTCTGGCTATGAAGTCATCAAGGCTTATGATAAGTCTTACTCTGAGTGGCTCGGCATTCGTGAGTCAATCAAGATGACGACAGTGAAGCCAAGTGGAACTGTCTCTATCCTTGCTGGTGAGAGCCCAGGAGTTCACTGGACTGTTGGTGGTGCTTTCTTCAATCGCGCTATCCGCTTCCGTACTACTGACCCAATGCTTCCTCTCTTCAAGATGGCTAACTACAAAGTAGAACCTGCCAATGAAGATCCAGAGAACACCTGCGTTGTCTACTTCCCAGTGAAGAGTGGCGCACGCAGAAGTGAGAAGGATGTAAGTATCTACGAGAAGATGGCACTCGCTGCTACGGCTCAACGCTACTGGTCAGATAACTCTGTATCTGTCACTGTGTCTTTTGATCCAGCAACCGAGGCTTCATCTATTGGTACGGCTTTGCATATGTATGACGGACAACTAAAGACTGTCTCATTCTTGCCTATGATGAGCGATGTCTATCCTCAGATGCCTTACACCCAGATCACCGAGGAAGAGTACGAGCAGGCTCGTATGACTTTGATGCCTATCGACTTCTCTGGTGTCTACGCTGGTATGGCTGCTGATGCTATTGGTGAGGCTTACTGCACCACCGATGCCTGCGAAGTGAAGTTGATCAAAGACAATCAGTAGGCAATGCTTTGGAAGAGCCTCTACAGTGTAATTACTGTAGGGGCTATTCTTTTATACAGAACTTATCGTGCTTCTGCAGATGCTTTGTCGGATTCTTTAGATACGAGACCTTCGTATCTGCTGCTTGATTGATCGACTTAATAGGGATAGATAGCAGAAGTAGGTCACACTCTTGGCAGATCAGTGCGATGTGCTGATCATCAATTCGCCAACCTATCTTGACCAGATGCTTCCAGAATAACTCTTCAAACTCGCTCTTGGTAAGGCTATTGGCTTTTGATACTTGGCTATAGAAATCTTCTTTGGAATACTGGTGTGGCTTTGCATGGTACGGCAACTCGTCTTGCACCCATGAGCCTTTGACTTTGCTCTCTACCTCTTGGCGTTTTCTTTTCCACTCGTAGTAATTGTTATCGCCTGTACTTGGCATCTTATGCTCCATTTCTATGAGATGCCCCTCTTTCGAGGGGCTCTCGTGCTCCTGCTATTGCTTCTTCTTAGGCTTTGCCTTTGCTTTGTGTACCTTTGATGTGGCTTTGTATGGGTACTTCGTTAGCCAGTACTGCACTACCGAAGTATTGGTTCCATGCCATGCACTCCAATCTCTGCCTGCGTTGCTCATGTGATAAGCAATCTGGGCATTGGTCACAGGATTTAGCAGTTGAGCGTTGTACGCTAAACCGAAGTAGGTTCGTCTATCTGCGCCCATTGAACCCAGCATATTGATCTGGAATAAGCCATAGGAGTGATCTCCTGTATGGACATTTCCATTGTAATCAAGCGCATTTCCATGTGATTCTTTCATGGCTACCGCCCACGCATACTTCAAGGATTGACCCTTAAATCCGACCGCGCTTAGCAGAGTGACCAAATCCTTCGGTGGAAGGACTGTGGCATTCTGAAACCGCTTCAAGATGAGCGTCTGGGCTTCTGCCTTACTAGGGGCTATGGCTGGGGCTGAGAGCCCTAGCATGACCGCCAGTATTACTGCTGATACTGAGATAGTTCCCAACATCACCCGTATTTTTGATATTGCTTTCATAGTTTCATCACTCCATAAAGTCATTGGCGAGTTCTCCTGCCGTTGACTGCTGGTGACGGAGGCGGTGTAAGTACCGCTCCGTAGTCTTAATTGACTGGTGACCTAGTCTCTCTTTGACCTCATGTACATCTACCCCATTTTTTAGTAACTGGGTAGCGTTGGCATGACGGAGATCGTGAGTTCTAGGAGTCCAGCCAATTCCTGATTTGGCTATTGCTTTGTTCCATGTATTTCTCCATACTCCACGCGGTAAGTGGCTTGTTTCGTAGGTCATGGTCTGCCTACCCTCAGCCTTGCCCTTAGCCTTCCGATACTCTCGTCTCGTCTGGCTACAGGCTTGGCATCGGCAACCCCCATGGGTATAGGAGTAGAGCGTTCCATGCTTGAAGCGTTTTCCCCCTAAGGCGTACTGCCCCAGAGTGTCCTGCTCGCGTGAAGGTTCTAGTTTACCTGCCGTTAATACTATCGAGATCGGGAAGAGCAGGTCATCTTTCCGCAGCGAATTAGCAAGGACATAGTCCTGAATCTCTTGTAATAGGGCTTTAGAGAGGGTTACAGAGCGTTTTCTGCCTGACTTGGTGGCATCGATCACCTTGAATCGCTCCCCAGAATTGTAGGATTTGCCCAATTCGCTCACTCTTCTCTGGATAAAGACTTCCCCAGAGTTGAAGTCGAAGTCCTTGACCCGAAGTTCCGTAGCCTCACCGAAGCGAGCCCCAGAGATCACGAGCATCTTGGCAAGTAACTTCGCACCTGAGGCCCCGTTTTCAGGCAAGTTACTTAGTATCTTCTTGAAGTCGGCAGGCTCAAGGACATTGTGGAGATCTGGCTGGTTGACCCTGACCTTGATGCCATGGGTGGGATTGACCGAGATCTCCTCACTCTCCACGAGAGAGGCGAAGGCTGACCCTAGGCACGCCTTGACCTGACCCAGAGTGGCTGGCTTGACTCCCTCTAGTCGGAGGTCATTAAGTAACTTTCGAATCTGGCGGGTGGAGATGGAAGTTACTTGGTTTGAGCCTAGGCGATCTCGAACATAAGTTCGAAAGGTCATGGCGTAGTTCTTCTTAGTGATCGGCATGAGATCAGCCGTTTGAATCCACTTGTCGAAGTAATCAGATAGGCTGGAATCAGCCTCAGAAGGCTCGCTAACGCCCAGAACCTCAGCACGCATACCCGAAGCCTCAGCCTGAGCATAGGAATCCCATGTGCCAGCAGAGAGCCGTTTGCCGTTGACTCGATAATAGGCGGTAAACCGCTTACCGCGTTGTACTACATAAGCCATAATCCACCCCCTCAGAGTGTGTTACTGGAAAGTAACCTTACTCACCAGTAGGAAGTTAGTCAAATAAAAACCCCCAGACCGAGATCTGGGGGCATACCTAATTACACATGGACTGTAGGCGAATCAACCTTTGGGTGCTTAGACTTCCACTACCTGAGTGGTGATGAGATCGTAGGCATCGGTGAATGCCTCCACGATCGTGACTCCACTGCCGACTGCGACAGTCCTCTCCTTCTTGTCGGTGAGGTTGACCACGATGCGGTCAGACATAACTGTTACATCGATCTCGTACTTGCTCGCGCTTCTCGCCATTAGTTCCCCTTGCTCTCTCGTTTGGTTATCCATGTATCGATCGTTGACTTACTCCAGAGGGGCTTGTTGCCGATCTGTAGATCTGGCTCTGGAAGGGTGTTTCGCTTTCGATGCCTGTATATCGTGTCGTACTTGAGACCCGACAATTTGGCGATGTCTGTATAGGTAAGCCATTCGCTCAATTAGTTTCACCTTCTTTCGATTGATCTTCATACTCGCCTCCCTCCTGAGAATCTAGATAGGTAATGAATCTGTCTAAGGTCGCAGTCAGATCATCAACTGACTGATCTGTGTATCCCAGCAAGATCTCGATGATCTTCATCAGACCCCAGATGATCATCTCTGGCTCGATATCATTCTCCGCTAGTACGCGATCGAGATGATCGTTGGCTAGATACTCCTTGACCTCTGGCGGTAGTCCGTCTGGTCGTTCTGACTCGACCTTGAACCCACGCGCCACCTTGATGAATTCGCTGGCGATGAGGATTGACTTGCGTAGTTCTACGATGTTCTGGCTCATGTATTACCCCTTTATATTCTGTTTGCAGTTGAAGCAGATGAAGATCATGCGTTCACCTTCATTGTTATGGATTGTGTGACCAGAGGCGATACGCCCCTTCTGATTGCAAGAGTCACAGAGATCTAGATCTTCTGGGTTGACTCTGATGATTTCGGCATAGCCCATTTACTTCACCTTTCCTGTCTTTACATACTTATGTAAGTAGTCTTTATTCTTCTTGCTGGTTCTGATCTTGTGGCAATAGGCACAGCGCACCACACACTTGCCGATCTCCTTCTGCAGTTTGATCAGTGAGATACCCTCTTGAATGCCGAGAGAGATGTCGAATGACTTGCGCCCTCTGACATGATCGAAGTCGAGCCCTCTGATGTCTGCGTTGCCACAGTCCACGCATGGGTTCTCTGACTTGTACTCAGCGATGTACGCCTGCAGTACTGCACGCCTCTTTGATTTGGCGATCTTTGTCTGCTTGATCATGACCTTGTGGTTGTCGGTGTAGTGATCGTAACTCGACTTCTTCTGGCACGATCTGCACTGGGTCTGCAGTTTGTCTGGTCTGGCACTGTTGCGGTTGAAGAGATGTCTGCCCTTGTATCGGTTACAGGCAAAACACTTCTTAGTTGTCTTTGACTTCATCACGCCACCTTTCGTTTATTTCTGGATACATAGATTGAGGAGACATATGTATCTCCGTAGTACATCTTGCCTCCCCATATTCCGTAGAGATAGGGCTGGCTCTGGGCATACTCAGCGCACTGATTGAGTAGCGGACACTGTCTGCAGATCTTGATTGCAGTCTGAATGTCTCTTCGAATCTCGAAGTTGTTATTGGGGAAGAATACCTCTGGGTCTACTTGAGCACAGAGTTGCGTGCCGTCATATGGCGATTGCACTTAATAGCCTCCTAAGCAGTCCTTACCTTTGGTGTGGAGTGGTAATGCCTCCTGCATCTCGTAGAGCGTGGGTGCGTAGAGCATGACTCCGCAGGCAGAGCATTGGTATGTCCATTCGTCTGCCCCGAAGTCATGCTGGAAGCCTTTATCGTTCATTGCTTGCTCCTTAGGTCTGTACAGAAGTGCTCGGTAACACCTGACTCGTTGCGGTTCTCCCAGACCTTCTGGGCATCTTGCAACGACTCGAATCTACCTTCAAGATCGAGATCACGATCTTTGCGTGTGCGCTTGCATGAGCAGTTAGTTGCATGAAGCACCCACCTGCCGTCATTGGTGTTGAGGAATAGATCAATCATCTTCTGACTCCTCATCGATTGACTGACCGACTTCTGATGCAATTTCCTGCAGAGTTTCACCGAAGCGTTCGAGATCGATTGCCTCATACGAATCTTGCTCTGCAACTATGTCAGTCCATTGATCATCGGTGAGAGTTACTTCTGCATACTGCTCGACTGTTGCCTTATCCCAGTACGCCACGATAATCTGATCATCTGGCTTGAGATCTCGATTTAACTGCTCGATTAAATCTCTGACTTTCATCTCATGCTCCTATCTGTACGAAGTTGTGTGCTTGTGTCTCGATGAGATCTCCCTCTACTACATAGATCTCCGAGAGGTTGAGTGTCTTGTACTTCATGGTGTGAGGGTTGCTAGGAGTCGTGTAGCCCACGATGAACCTGCGACCTTGAGTGCCTACAACTATGCCGTTGCGTAATCTGCCATGAGCACGAATCCATACCCAGTCATTAACCTTGAGATTGTAAGGCTGAGTAGTTGATTGACCCCACACTAGATTTCCTGCTAACTCGTTAAGCACTGACTTGTGATCAAGAAGAACCGCCTCAATATCGATGCGCTTCTTTGCCTTACTCGTGGTCTGCTTATGCGAGTTGGTGGTGTAGTTATCGATGATGAAGCGATCATCGCCCCAGATATGATCGAGTACTGCTGGCTCGACATCGAGATCTCGAATGCGCCACGCATAGGCTGAGTAGGTTGTCTCAGTCTGCCACTCAGCACGATCTGGGAAAGCCTTCACTTCATCATCAGTAAACCTGCCACAGTGACCACTCGTAAGAACGAATGCCCACTTAATCGTCATCTTGCGAATGATGAGTTGATGACCCTTGTAGGTCTCTTCGGTGTACGAGATCTCCGAGTACTGCATCTCTGCAGTGTTACCCAACGACTTGCGGTTAAGCCAACTTGAGTACCAGACATGACCCTCTTCTGGTGAGTAGTCCTTGCTCTCATAGAAGTTCTTCAACCGCTTTAAGTAGAATGAATCAGTCATCGCACCATATCCCTTGCTTCTAGAACCTTCTCCACTATTACTTGCATCGTAGACAGATCGAGATCGAATCGATATGTCGGAATGTATTCGCCTTGATCATTGCGCTTGCTACGGCTTGAGAGTTCGATCGAGTCAACTCGATTGCCGATGATTGTCCGCAGTGAATCCTTGACTGCCTTAGCAACGCGATCAGCACGCTCCTGCAACTCGCGCTCTAATCGCTGGCGATCTTCACGCTCTTTGCGCTCCTGCTCTACACGAAGGCGTTCCAACTCTTCTGCCTTGACCCAACGCTCCTCCATGCTGGTGTACTCAGCCACGATGTCCTGAGGTCGAGATATCCAGTAGAGAGTGTTAGCACCATATGAATCTGACTTCACTAGATAGCCGACAGATCGAGAGCCCTTAGGGGCTGGCTTGAAGGTTGCATCATTTGGGTTCTCAGATCGGTATACCTCATAGGCATACTTATTGAGACTGACCAGTTCTGCCTTAGCCAGATCGCGCCGTTGAGCCCTCTCTGGATTCTTCTTATCAGACGATGAGTAATCCCATGAAGGAATTACTCCGTACACGACACCGACCTTGAGATCGCCTTGCTTCATTGATCGCTCCTTACGCGTTAGTGAGTCTGCGAGAGATCGCGTACTTCACGATCGCTCTTGCCATGGTGACGAGATCGAATGGGTTAGCAACTACTGCACCGATCTCACAGTTGTGAGCCTTCTCTGCAGTGAGTACGACCTCTTCATTCTTCTCTGGGATATAAGCGAACGCAGTCAGCACGCCAGACTGACCCATGCGCTTTATTGCATCTTCATTCGTAGTCTGATCTCCGTACCACTCGCCGTCAGTGATCACGAAGAAGATCTTGATCTTGCGATCACTCTCTGCAAGCAACTTCGTTGCGTACTTGATCGCTTGATCTGGGGTAGTGCCACCACCACTGAATGAATCTCGAATCTGAGAGTTTGCCTTCTCGCTTGCGCGATAGAGGAGATGAGTCTCGTCAGAGAATGCGATCACTGTCGTGCTTGCATCGATGCGATCGAGTGCTCGCTTGATTGCATACATCGCACGATTTGCATTGGCGATCTTGCTACCAGACATCGAGCCAGAGTGATCAATAGCGATCACGCATTCGATGTCAGTCGCATCTTCACGACCTTCATTCCATTGGTCGAAGATCGTGTCGAAGTCATCGCCACGCATATATCGACCGACACTCAAGCGACCAGAGTTCTCGTATCTATCCCATGCTGGGTCGAATGAGGCACGCAGGCGTTCGAGTTCACGACCGAATGATCGTGATGCATCGACTGTCACTGAGTCTGGTGAGATCTCGCTATAGCGAGCACGCTCTGGCTCTTGTGAGTTATTCGATGTGAGAGTGGGCTGACCACTGATGACTCGAAGAATGTCGTTGATCTCCTGAGCGATACCTGACTCGCTAAGAATCTCTTCGAGCATTGTCGAGATCATCTCGCTGGCATCAGCACCAGCCGTTGACTCGCCCTCTGGTGGAGTAACTTCTGCATCACCAGACTCTCCGCCGTCAGAGTTACTTGTCTCATCAGACTTATCGCCCTGATCATCGCCCTGATCATCGAAGTCAGACCAGTCGATATCCTCTGCCTTGATCTCTGGGAGATCGTCATCGAGATCTTCTGGCTTGCTACCAGCACGATCGCGCTCCTTCTCCTGCTGGCGGGGTGGTACTGGGCGAGAGGTAGGAGTTGACTCAATACCCTCATTAGGTCGTGAGCCATGACCGCATGGGTCAATGACCTTCACTGGTCGACCGCCTTCTGCATCGCCATTGACTGCCTTGTACTTAGTCTCGCCAGTCTCATCACCATTGCCACCTTCACTCTTCGGCAAGAGGTTGTAATACTGCTCGATCAACTCAAGACCGCGATCTGTATCGGTGGGGAATACGAGAGTGCGGTACTCATTGATGATCGCCTTAAACTCATCGACCTTGTCCTGATGAGGATAGAGCGCACGAGACTCTCTGCGAATCTCGACTGGCAGATACCTGCGACCGCAGAGTAGTGGGTACGAGTTCTCGAACACTTCTGGGTTGCTCTTGAAGTGAGTCAAGATCATCGCTGAGAACCACGCGACAGTCGAAGGATACTTTGCAGTGAAGAATGACTCGATGCGCTGATCTTCTAACGCATTGAATGCAGTCCACATCTTCTTATCGATCACTGACGAGACAAGATCGCTACCTTCTCTGCTGGTGTAGAGAATGTGGCTGACCTCATGCAGATCAAGACCCTTGATGCTGGCGATCGACTCCGCAGTGTCGAGTTCACCGATCTCATTGGCATTGAAGTGGACATCGCTAGCACCAGACCACGCTGGTGCTTTGATCGGTGATGACTCCACTGTCACTGTCACTGGTCGGAATGTGAAGGCAGAGTTCACGCGAGAGAAGAAGCCAGTGAAGCGTTCGATGCGCTGGCGTTTAGCCTCTTCTGCCTTCTGATCTTCGGTGAGTTCTTTGAGTGCATCGAAGATCTCTCCGAGATCAGTTACATTGATCTTGTCCATGTAGTGCTCCTTAGACTGATTCGTGCTGAGTTGTTACTGCATCGTTATCGATGCCGAGTTCATCTTTGATATTGAACGACGCGCCTTCAAGAAGCATCTTGACTGCTGGGCGTTCTTCATCAGTGAAGTTATTGGTGAAGATCTCACAGGCGAGATCGAAACTCAATTCCTTCGCTACGAGTTCGAAGGTCTTGAGAATGCGTGGAGTGATCGGTGTCTCGAACACTGTCGACTTGCTCGCATGACCGAGATCAACACCACGAGACTGAGATCGCATACCGAACGCGAGATCAAGAAGCGATTCTGACTTGATGATCTTGCTCTCGATGTCGCGGTCGTACTCGTAACGCAGTTTGAGTTGGAAGCGATCAGCCCACGACTCAGAGAGAGGTTGTCGACCGCGATAAAGAGGATTCCAGTCAGCGATCACGATGAGATCTGGGTGAGCAGTCACCACTTCGTAATCTTTGGCAGTGAGCGTGAGAGTACGACGATGATCCATGGCTGGGTGGAAGAAGAATTGAGCATTCTTTGCGAGTTGATCGATCTCACCGAGATTGAGCACGCCACCATTGCGCCAGACTTCGACATAGATCGAGTCGACCCAGTCGAGTTTGCCGTCACCAGAGACCCAGTTGCCTTGCAACTCATTCGCACTGAGTGCCGAGTTAGAAGGGAGATCTACATACGGCAGACCACGCTGGCTCGCGTAGTACTGAGCGAATGAAGTCTTACCAGTACCAGCATGACCAGCGTTGAGCATATTGATCTTATGCTTGCGAGCGAAGTCTGCGATCTGCAGACCAGAGACACCGCACCAGTTGCGGTCGATGTAGTGCTCTTGAGATTCAAGAGTTGGCACGAGTTGATTGAGTGGATTCATTGATTGCTCCTTAGTTGTAATCTGGTGTGGATACTTCTGGGTCTTTAACGATTGCACGCGATACATCGAAGAGATCATCGAGTGACTCGGTGATATCCACGAAGGCGTTATGTTCTTCGCATCGTGCATCGATAATCACTTGCAATTTATCGAGTGCAGATTCGAGAGTGGCGATGATGACTGTTGGTGCATCTTGATCATTGGCGAAGTCGAGAGACTTAGCGAGCATTGCGCCCATGATGCCGAGTTCATCGAGTTCGAATTGGTACATCAGATTTTCTTTCATTGCTCCCCTTAGTGATACTTTGAGGCGCATACGCGCCCCATGCCAGCAACGACTGACTTCTGGACAGTGAGAGTGCGACCGCAGTGAACGCAGAACCCAGTGCTCGCACCGAATTGCATTGCCTGCGCGAGTGTGAGTCGCTCTTCTGGCTTGATCTCATAGACCAGACCACGAGCAAACTCCCACTGCTTTGTCACGAGATTAAAGACATACGCGTGCAAGCGACCAGATTCACGAGACTTGCGTACCGAGCAGATCTGGTCATTATGGCGATATGCACCGACTTCAAGATCGGGCTCTGCGACTTGTATCTTTGGCAGAGTGACGAGTGAGTCGATCATCTTCTTCGCATGATCACGATCGAGTTCGTAGATCGTGTTCACTTTCGATAAGTGCAGGCACGCCTTGAGAATTGCATCTGCACCGATGCGAGTCTTGAGCAGAAGATCAGCGTATGAGAGTTGCTTCTCAGTGATTGGCTCGATGTACTTCTTCGGGCAATTCAAGAGTTGATCGATGATGCGAGTCGCGTGCTTCTTATTGACACGAGTTGCATCGGTGATCTTGAAGTCATGCACGCGCTCTTCAAGCAAGCGAGCGATGAAGCGTGCCTGCGCTGGTGAGCAGTAATGTACTTTGAAAGTGCCGTACTGATTGCCTGCCTTTGAGCCAGCAGGCTTGCCTGTCGTTGTGGTCATCGCATCTCCTTCTGCGCTAGTACTTCATGAATGCGTTCATGATCGGTATCGATTGCGACATCGATGATTCGAACGCCGTTGACATTGACCTCTTTGAGATGATCATCAAGGACATGGGTGAGCGAGAGTTCGTAATCCCACTCTTCTGAGCCGTCATTATCATCAAGCAAGAGTCGTTGATCTTTGACCTCTGGCTCGTAATAAATCGTTACGAGAATTGATTTTGAGTGCATTAGTAAGCCCCTTCATCTATCCATGCATCGAGTCGAAGTGCATTGACTGCATCGAGTGCCGAGACTGTCAACGAGTTTCGGAATTGCACGCCGTCTGGCAGAGTGAGTTCACGAGTGTAATCACTTTCATTGACTGCTTGAATTGCTTCAACACCGAGTGCCACCATGAATTGAGGGATTGGTGGATAGCAATTCGATGAGAAGTGAATTGAGATCTGTTGTTCGAGTGACTGAACGAGATCTCCTGATGCAAGGTCGTGCGCGAAATTAGAGCCCATTGGATTATTCCTTTTCTTCTAGATATTGACTTTGAGATATATCGGGAGTGAGTACTGAGTCGAGCCATACGGCGAATAGAGCCATAGGAATGCAGATAGCGAAGAGAAGAGCGATCATTACCAGACCGCCCTTCTGACGATGCCCTGATGCTTGCTGGTGGTCACTGAGTAGCGGACTGCAGGTATCTCCCAGCCACCAGCGTGATGCCATGCGATAGGCGTGCCGTAGGAGTAGACGATGAAGTCTGGCTTGTGACCCTTGAGGAGTGCCACGAGATCGCTCTGCAAGCGACCAGTGGGCAGGTAATCGCCCTCCTGAAAGTAAACGCCTGCCATGGAATTAGCCTTGAACGGCTGGCGATTAGCGATGTATTCGATCGCTCCTGCATTGGTAGTGCTCTTGCCTTTGATATCTGCGTATCTGGTGCTCACTTATTGCCCTCCCACTTGATGAGTGTGCAGATTCGCTGATCTGCGACCTGATGACACTTGCCATAGACAGGGTGATGCGTGGCAATGAATGCCACGCCAGCGATGAGTAGTGCTGAGAAGATCGCGCCCAGTGCCTTCATGCGCTCACCTTCTCTGGTGACAGTGATGCCACGAGATAGGCGTAGAGGCTGGGTGCTACCGAATTGCGTAGCACTTCTAGGTCGTTGTCGATGTTATTGAGTTCCATTATTTGACTCCTCCTACTGAGAATGAGACTTGATTATTGGTGATCTTTGCAACTGCACCGCACTTGCATCGGGCAGTCTGACGAGTGTTGAAAGTGAGAGCGCGCTGGCAGACGATGCACTTCACTTGATGCCCTTCAAGATCTCAGAGACGAGATCGAGTTGATCATCGGTGAGATGATCGATCTGAATGGCTGATTCGAATGAGACATGGAGGCAGATTCCCTGCCCCTTGATAACGCAGGTAGAGCATCGAATGTTGCTCATGATTACGCCCCTTTCACGATCTTTGCGATGTTGAGTGACTTGATGAAGTTGATCTCGAAGCCCTCTGATCGGGTCGAGAAGAAGCGAGTGCCGTCTGCGAGAAGCAGGTCGATGAGTTGAGGGGAGATCGTGCCTTTGGCAACGATCTTGCCTTCGGTGTCGATAAATACGCGTTGCTTTGCCATTGAATTAGATCTCCCTCTTCAATTTGCCAGTGAAGCGGATTTCCACGATCTGGTTGCGGTTGTAGGAGATGAAGTCCTCAAGGTCGCTGATCGTGTCGAAGTCAATCTCGAAGTCGTAGATCGTGTTATCGAGATTGAGGCGAGATTCTTGCTTGATCTTGCCCTTTGCAGTTAGTGACATTGGATTTGCCTTTCACTTGATCACTGCACCAGTTTGCGAGTGATTGCTGACATTGGTCTCGTCAGTGCTGGCATGACCAGCAGACAGCCCTAGAGGGCTGTTTCGACCTTGCCGATCACTAGATCTGAGCCAGTGATCTTTCCAGACTTGAGATCGTTGTAGGTCTTACGATCGATCTGCTGGGTCTCAATAACGCCACTCACATATGGCGCAGGCTTGCCGTACTTCACTTTCCGATTGATGTAGGTCTTTAATGCGGACAAGCCACTCTTTGCGGTCTTATGAAAGCCGAGTACGCCCCAGCCCTCATCATCGGTTAGACACGATGCGTGGGTATAAATTGCTGACTCTGATTGACGGAGACTGAAGTTGCCGTCTGGACATACGACTACGAAGTAGTTCATTGGATTTGCCTTTCGTTATTGATAGCACCAGATTGCTACCAGAACCGCCCACGATCGAGTCGTGAGAAGATCTGGTGGCAATTAGTGGGGGCTGGCTTCACTGGTCTGTCGGTCGGAATGAGTACCGCCTGCACCATTGCTGGCAGTCCATGACCAGCCCCTCTAATTAAAGGTTGATTCGCCTATCGTCATTCGTAGATCTCTGGGTCGGTTTACGCTGGCTGATGAAGTACCGCTCACCGCTCGCCCATTGCTGGGGTCATCGCGTTCATCGCGTTCATCAGTTGGTCTCTTCACTGCCGAGTTACTCCGTAGAGATTCGGGAGACGAGCGCACCGACTTGCTGATCGATCAAGAGAGTGAATGATCGAGTAGTCCATGTGTAATTAGGCACTCACGAGAGGTTTTCGTCACCGCGCTGGTTGCCCCTAGGGGATTCTGAACCAGAGACCAGATCGAGATCTGACCGCCTGCGCGTACACCGACTGACTCTCGCGTACCTTGAGCCTGTTTCACTTCTGGCGCGATGCCCCTGAGGGATTCTGATCGCGTACCGCGTGTGCTCATGACCCAGTATTCCGTATACATCGGACAAACACAAACACGCGCACCGATGTGGTGGGTCAATATGTCCGATTTATATGCATAATTCCATGCGTGAAGTAAGTATGACCAGTCATGGAGTGATTGCGATGTCGGGATTGTCCAAATTGTGCAGATCGTTGGCACTCGGAGTGAGTGAGTGCTAATTAGTTGAAGTTTCAAATAGTTAGTTGAATGTTCAATTACATAGTTGAAAGTTCAATTATCACGATGTCACGATGTCAGCCGAAATCGCGCCATGAGTTTTTTCTTCCAGATAATGACAAGAGAGAAGAAGAAGAGAGAGAAGAGATCACTCACTGCATTGATCACATGACATCGATGCATTGAATGAATGATCGAATGCGTGTATCGATGTCATGTAATTAATCCGCATACATCGGACACATTGCAATGAATGAATGAATGCGACAGTGTTGATGTTGCAGTGGTGATCGTGGTTGCATCTGATAAGAAGCAGGTCGGAGACCTGACAGTCTGGTCGTATCCGCACAGTCCTGCATCGAATTGCGACAGTAGCCGAGTCGCATCGATGCATCGTCATCAAGATTGTCACCAGATCATAATGCAGAGTGACATTCATGCGCGTGTTACCGCATCTGCACCTGACTTGTAATGAGGTGCAGAGTGGTAACACCGCCACCCCCTGCCACCCCCCATGGTTAGATGCGATCGCACAGGGAACAGGCCCAGGGCTCAGACTCGACATTTGACTTTTTTCGATTTAGAGTAGCCAAAAACCACTTTTACCACCCCTACCACATAAGAGTTGAGGCTTAAAAAGTCAGACAGTAGCCTTTTCTATGAGTTTCACGCCCTTGTCGATGTTGCATTTGGCATGGGCTAACTTGACGTTATCAAGGATGTCATGACCGCCCTTGGCAAGGGGCACCACATGCTCTACATGAGGGTATAACTCCCACCCAGGCTGGCCTTGGACGTGGTTTGCCTCAAAGTCAAGGGGTAGATGGCAGAGGTAGCAGTCCGTACCATCACGGTCAATGATCTGTTGACGGGTGTAGTACTGGGTAGGCACGCCCCGTTTAATGGCTCTCTCACGGTTACTGTGGGGTCTACGATGTGGGTTGTTCTTTCTCCACTCTTTTTCCCTGTCTTTATATGCAGGTTCCTTGGATTTTTGAGACACATAGGCATTCACGACACCCTTGCAGAGGCCGCAGGCATTGCCATTGTTATTTTTACGGCAACGGTCGTAGTCACCCACAGTAACTCCGTGTTGGTTATTGAGCATCTCCTGCTTTTTAGCCTTCTCTAGGGCTTTAGCCTCTTTTTCAGCGGCAAGGCGAGCCTGGCGTTCTAGCGAGCGTTGCTTTCTCTCTTCTCTGGCTATACGCTTATTCTCGGCCTCTAGGAGTTTTTTCTCTAGGAGTTTTTTCTCTCTGAGTAACGCCTTCTCAGCCTTACGCTGCTCTATACCCTCACGCTCTATGCGTTTACGCTCAGCAATAGCCAGTAACTTCTCCTGATGAGCAATACGACGGCGTTCCTTCTCTTGTTTGTACAAGATGCCGCGCTGTCGTCTCTCCTCTTTGCGAGCCAGAGCCTCCGCTTTCTTTTTAGCCCTAGCCTCTTCCTGCGCCTTCTTGCGAGCGATGCGGGCTGGCTTGATGACCTTCTCTTCATACTTCTCTTTGTGAGCCCTCTGCTTATCAGGGGTGTATGTCTTGCGGCGGTGCTCGTTATGAGCAACGGTGCACTCCTCACAGCGCTTCTCATCTTCTCTTCTATGTTTTCTGTAGCCTGATTCAGTTCCACAGATCTCACGAATGACGGATGGGTTCATAGATAGTAGCCTAACACATAGAGTGTGTAACAAACCTCTCTCTGACATAATCACCATATGACAGCCTGTGAGTGGTGCAGAGGCAGCGGTTTACTGCCATCTGACGAGGATTGCCCATGTGTCAACCTACAATGTGGCTGCAAGGCCTGTAAGGACGTGAAATGAGCGCTGAAGAGAACCTAGGCAAGCAATTTACCAAGTCAGGCAAGCGCCGCCACAAGATGGTGAAGTTTATAACCAATGGTGGAGTAAATCTTGGCTGTGAACACTGCGATACCTATAGCATTAAGCACCCAACAGATGTAAATCCAGGTCTAGGCAATAAGCCAGTAGATCAATGGCATTACGCAGACAAAAAAGGAATTAGCGAAGCCTGGGAAGCGCATAAGAAGCAGAATCCATGAGCGCCCTCAACCCTAATCAATTTGGTGTTCCTGTTCCTGAAGGCACCAACATCATTCGATCTGGTGGTTTGGGTCATATGGAGGGCGATACATCACGTTCTATTACCAAAATGATCCCTGTATCTGTCATGAAGAGATACACAGAGTTTAATCGTCAGGGGGCTGAGTCACAGCCTGATAGTGCAGAACGCATCAACAACATCGCCGATGAATTACGCAAGGGTGGCGTTATTAGAGAGCCATTGGTTCTTGAACATAATACTGAACATCAGTGGGGGTATTTGGGAGAAGGCCATCATCGCCTTCTTGCGGCTGAACAAGCAGGACATACCCATGTCCCTGTAACTGTATGGTCTACAGGCTACGGTGGCGGTATTGCAACACGAAAGAAAAAGGGAATTGGATCTCCATTAACTTTGACAAGAAGTTGGGCAAACTTTCCAGGAGATACCTACCAACCCAAGGAATTACATCCTGGTCACTTTAGGGAGTTACAAGGATGAGCGCCGAAGATAACTTGTCGGGTAACCAGTTTAAACTCTACCATGGAAGCAATACTCACATCAAGGTACCAGGCATGGTAGAGGCTAGGCTTCAAGGCTTTGACAATAATAAAGATATAGTAGGAAAACACGTGGCTTTTGCGACAACGGATTTATCGGAAGCACAACTCTACGGTAAGAACGTGTACGAGGTTGAGCCAGACGAGCACACTGAGAAGTTTTCAATGCCTAACGTCTATATCAGTAAAAAAGGTTTTAAGATTAAAAGCAAACTTCCAGTGTCGCGTCCACGTACCTTTGCAGAACCCAAGGACATTGAACCACGTGGAAGAGTCAAAAAATCCGTAGTAAAACGCACTCCACCTAAAGAGACTAAAGAATGAGCGCCCTAAGCAATCTTCAGTTCAACTATGAGGAAACACCTTCAAAGCACCGTATTTACGCTACATCAGGTGACACAAAGGTCGGCGGTATAGAGTGGACGAAAGAAGAGGGTGATGTACGGGGTCTTATGGTCAACCCTGAACATCGTCGTAAGGGTGTAGCGACCGCTCTATGGGACAAGGCTCACGAAATTGCGGAAGATAAAGGAATTACAAAACCCGTTCATTCGGATGTAAGGACAGAAGAGGGCGACGCTTGGATCAACGGGTATAAAGGAGAGAACAAATGAGTCCACGTAACCTCAACCCTGAGCAATTTGATATTGACCATACAACCAGTCCTCTCACCTACCCAGCATCATCAGGGCCTGTGCAGAGACTGGTGGTGCGCCACCCTGAGGCCACTGCTGGCGTAGAGAAGCCAGAGAGTTACCTCGATGAGACGCAGCGAGTAGTGAGTCGCGGCAAAACTGGTAAGCCATTGAAGAAGCCAAAGGTAGAAGTCAAACCAGGCGCAGGAGAGAATGCCGCTGGATTCGTTGACTACGAGAAGCACGGCGATGCCATACACATCCACTACATGAAGACAAGAAACCATCTGCAAGGCAGTGGCGTGGCTCAAACCGCCCTTGAGACCTTGATCAATACCCATAATCCTTCTGCTGTAAATTTTGGCAAGATGATGGATCCAGCAGTAGGCCACATCATGGGCAAGGTAGGCCAGAAGCATCCTAATATCCGCGTCTCTGGCAAGGTCGAGTACTGATGAGCAACCTCAACCATAAGCAATTTAATATCCCTGCCAAGGAGATACAGCCAGGAGATCGTTTAGATGCTGCGGGTAAACTTCGTGTCCATGCGGCAAAGATGATCGGTGACAAGATGGTAGCCGCCCATAAGTTACGGGGATCAAAAGCCCCAGGTATTACTGAGTATGATCCAGAGCAGGTCATCAGAGTTTGGCGCAAAGAGTAATGCTCTCTAGAGAAGAGTTTCAAAACCATCTGCAACAGATGCGGACTGAGTCAGATGACATCGGAACTGCCCCAACAGATACACCTGTAGCCGCCAACAGTTTGGGCTAGGATCACTCTCCTATCCCAGGTCGTCTAACGGTAGGACATCGCCCTTTGGAGGCGAGTATCTTGGTTCGAATCCAGGCCAGGGAGCAATTGACAGGTTCAATACATCGTACTACGTTGAACCCATGGGATATAAGACTACTGATGAACAGAAAGAACTCATGTTCGCATTACGGGCTGAGGGCAAATCATTTCGCACCATTCAACAGATAACTGGGCTATCTAAAGGCACATTATCATACTGGTTCGGTAAGGGCCAGAAAGAGAAGACCATCAAGCGCGGTCGCACCTACCGCCTCAACCTCAAGAACTTCATCAATACATATAAAGAAGAGCGAGGCTGTCAAGACTGCCGCGACGAGGGCTATCCTGGCATGCATCCGTACTACGTACTGGATGCCGACCACGTGAAGGGCGCCAAATCCAATGAGATCTCCAAGATGTATCGCACCAACACGCTCCAAGAGGTGATGGTTGAATTAGAGAAATGCGATATAGTCTGCGCTAACCATCATAGAACCAGGACGCACAAGCGGCGCATCCTGCGCAAGGAAGTAGAGGCGGGAAGAGAATGAGGATCTTCGGATATACATTGAGAAAGCCATGGGTCAAGTACGTAGATCTAGACCTTGGCGAAGAATTAGTAGGAAATATCAGGAAGTCAATCGCCTCCGAGTATCTGGCAGAGATTATCTCTCTCGATTTGTGTGATGTGGATTGTGACGTCGTCGAGTATCTAGAGAAGACGGTGAAGCCATAATGGAACTTATTGATATCGGCCTAGCACTTCCTGTCATGGTGGCTGATGAGGACTTCATCGAGTACCTGGCAGAAGAGGGTCATGACGAATCGATCGATGAGGTGGAGGCCGCTGAGTACTTCGCCCAATGGATGAAGGAGAACTGTGAACATTGAGAAGTATCTACCCTACTTGCTAGTAGCAGTAATCGCCGTGAGCATCCTGGCCGTCTATATGGTGAACCGATAATGGACTACAAGAAGTTAGTACTAGAGAAGTTACTCGACCTGAAAAGCGACGCCTCTCATGATGGCAATCTCGTCCAACAGATTGAGACAATCACTGACTATATGTTCTACCTAGAAGATCGCTATATTCCAGAAGAAGCGCCCGAAAATCAAGAGGAGAAGAAATGACTGAAATCCGCCCATGGGGAACCTACGACGTACTTCATACAAAACTTAACCACCAGATAAAGACCATCACGGTAGAACCTGGCCAGAGACTCTCCTACCAGACGCATGAGCATAGAGCCGAGTACTGGGTGATTGTGGAAGGTCATGGGACGGTGACATTTAATGGGGAGCAAGCCGACTGCCGTGTGGGTGATGCCTTCGTGATTGAAATTGGCGACGCTCACCGTATTGCCAATACAGGTACTAACCCTCTCACCTTTATTGAGGTGCAGTTAGGTAATGTCTTGGTTGAGAGCGATATCGTCAGGTTGGATGATGATTATGGTCGTACTGATATCTGAGAAGAAATAACCCAGGGGGCGCGAGACTTTGACAAATAAAATTGCGCCCCGTGTTTCATACTTCTGCTATGACCATCACCTTCAAGTGCAGCAAGTGCTTCCATGACATGGAGAGCGGCGTCTGTGTGGTTGATTCCTGCAAGTGCATCTGTGAGATTGCCAAATGATCGAAGAGCCAAAGAAGACTAAGTGGGTTCCAAAGCCTAATAGCCGTCATCTAACGAAGTGGCACATCCACAGTTATCACAAGGGTGCTCCAGCCCAAGGTTGGGGTGGCGTTGGTCCTTCTGAGATTGAAGAGATGCATAACCAGATGCATGCTGATGGCGCATTCCAAGAAGGCCAGGAGCATAAGCACTGGGAGCCTAAGCGATAGGCTCGTCGCTAAACTGATCTAGTGGGATTCTCCACGAACCTTCTGGCGCATAGAGCCACTCATCACGTTGCACATCCTCCATCTTAATCCAACCAAATACCTCTACCTCTGAGTAGTAGTCGCGGTCTAGCACGCGAGCGCCCACGAGCAGCCATCCAGGTCGTATATCTTTAGGAAAGACTGGAATCTCATCACGAGTGCGGATGGATTTGACTTCAATGTTTGTGCCCACATCAGCAATGTCTTTTCTAAATGGGTGCTCTTCATTGGTGTAAAAGGGAAATGTAAATGACTGCTTGTAGAGTTTGGCTACGGCATACTCAGCAACGATCGTTCTGACGTTGGCGGCAATCTCTGGCTCTAACTTAGCCTTATTGTCTCCTGCATAATTAGGGCGGTCTACAGATCCCCACTTCATCATCCAGCGATTAAGGGCAATATCTGCGCAGGCTCTTACTTCTTCTTTGCTTAATTTTACTACTTTTGACATGTGGCAAACCTATCACACTGTCACAATGTGGGCATGAGCGAAGATTTTGAGATCCATCTAGACCCAGAAGACATTGCTGCTTATCAGCGTATGCACGAAGCAGGCAGAATGGCTGCTGCAGGTGCTGAGATTGAGCGCACTCGTTCCGTACACACTCATGACCACCAAGATCTTCTTGACCATCTTCAGTCTAATAATGGCCATATGATGGGTCGGCATGCTCAGTACCGCAATACCCATGAAGACTCTCACATTCCAGGTGTTCGTCCAATTGACCCTAACTATGATCATGAGTTGTCGCATCGTGAACTAATTGCATTACATCATCATGATCATAACCAATATCCAGATATGGAACATACGACTATTGACGGAGAACATTTCCACCATTAATAAAGAAAAGGAATAAGAATGGCACTAGGTAATGTAGGAAATCCAGTACCACCAGTAACAACCGCACAACCAGGAACAGCGGCTCGTATGCTCGAAGTTGCTAAGTCACAGGTTGGCGTTATTGAGGGTCCAAAGGATAACGAGACACTCTACGGCGCATTTACTGGCGCTAACTTCCAGGCATGGTGCGGCTCACTCATGATGTGGTGCGCTAAGCAGGCTGGTGTAACTATTCCTAACACTGTCTACACTCCAAACGGAGTCGCGGCTTTCAAGAAGGCTGGTAAGTGGGCAGATGCAGCAAATGCTCACCCACAGCCAGGAGACCTCGTCTATTTCTCCTTCGTTCCTCACGCCCTTCCTAATAGCCCAATCCAGCACGTAGGTATCGTGGTCAAGGACAACGGCGATGGCACCATCACCACCGTAGAAGGCAACACGACCCCAGACTCAAAGCCTAAGGGATCTCCTAACAACGGCGGCGAGTGCGCCATGAACGTCCGTGGCTACAAGGTCGATAACAAGCGCCATCTATGGTGCTCTGTGGTCGGTTTCGGGCGCCCAGACTACGTTGGAGCAACATCAGACCACCCAGCCACCCCAGCGGCTCCTAAGGCCCTTCCAGCCTTCCCAGGGACCATCAAGCCAGGGGACACGGGTGATGGGGTCAAGTTGATCCAGCAAGCCCTTGATTTGGACGCTGATGGCGATTACGGTCCTGCTACCAAGAAGGCTGTCATCGCTATCCAGGATAGCCACGATCACCTAGACTCTAACGGAATCGTAGGACCTGCTACTTGGGCTGAAATCATGAAACACCTTGATTAAGGTGTTATGCTCATAAGATGACGAACGAGTATTGTGGGACCCGTACAGGGTATAACAAACACTACGATGCAAAAGAAGTACCTTGTGATGCCTGTAAGTTTGCAAAAAATGAATACATGAAAATTTGGCGAAAAACTACACTAAAAAAGTTAAACCCAGAGTATGTACAAGAACAAAAATCTCTTGCTTCAAAACGGGCTATGAGATGGGCAAAAGAAAACCCTGAAAAAAATGCAGAGTCCCAGAAAAAGTTTAGAGAAAACCATCCAGAAGTTAGTAGAGAGCATAAACGGAGAAGAAGAGCCAGAAAACATGAAAATGGCTATGAAAAATACCTAGAGCAACAAGTACTCGAAACTTACGGCGTTATTTGCCATGTGTGCTTTGAGGAAATTGACCTGGAAGCCCCAAGACAGGTGGGATTACAGGGGTGGCAAAAAGGCTTTCACATAGACCATTTAGTTCCTATCTCAAAAGGTGGACCAGATACGCTAGAAAACGTAAGACCCGCTCATGGAATCTGTAATCTCAAAAAAAGCCATTTCTACTCAGATTTGGACTAATCGGACATTTCCGACACCCTTTCGGAGCCCCTCCAGAACTGGTATTCTGGGGTGGTTCCTTATTAGGGGGTAGAGATGACAACCATCGTGGGAGTCCAGTACGAAGACAGATGCGTCATTGTTGCTGACAATCAAGTGACTGACGATCAAGGTCGCCGCTTTAATCATCCTGATATGAAGAAGATCGCCCAAAGAGGCGCATTCTTAGTTGCAGGCAGTGGTGAAGTCAGTCCATGCGACATCGTGCAGCACTTCTGGGTACCACCTAAGGTTACTGCCACCGATAGAAAAGACGTTTATCATTTTGTTATAACCAAGGCGATGCCATCCATGCGCAAGTGTTTGACAGAGAATGGCTACGACTTCAATGAGGGCAAGGGCGATGGCAAGGCTAACGAGCAGCGCTTTCACTTCTTGATCGCAGTCTGCGGAGAGTTATTCGACGTTGCTGATGATCTCTCAGTTTGTAGAACGGGCGATGGCCTGTATGCTGTGGGTTCTGGAGAGAACTACGCATTGGGCGCTTTGGCGGCTGGAGCCAATCCAGAAGAAGCAGTTGAGATCGCTTGCAGGTTTAGCGTCTACTCATCAGGACCACTAACGACTATGGAGCAATATAAGTGAGCGAAGAGACTCTTTATAAGTCAAACCGACAGAAGAAGATCGAAGAGCGTCAGGCTCTTCAACTAGATGCACTTATTGCAAAGCGCAATAAGGAAGCAGAGGACCGCTGGACTGCGGCCCAGATTCAAGCAGCAGGATTTCAATCAGTACTGGACTACGCAGTAGAGCAGTTTAACGAGCACAAGGAAGAATTAGACGAAGAGATGATTACCAAGACAGAAGAACAGATTGCAGAACGACAAGAACAGATCAAGACCTATCTCCTAACAGAGAAAGACAAGTATTTAGAGAGTATCGGCATTCAGGCTGACTGATAATAGCCTTATGAATAAAAACGACTCCTTTGAGACTGGCAAGAATAAGCGCGGTAAAAAGGCTGTCATCTTTGACCTAGATGGAACTCTGGCGGATATCAAGGACTACGAAGCCCTCCACAAGATCGATAGTGATGAGTTCCGTCAGGCTGCTGATCATGCCGATGCATTTCCTCACATGGTCGCCCTCGCTAAAGAGGCAAAGCAGAAGGGTAGAGATGTCATTATCTTGACCGCTAGGTCTGCCCACTACCGTTCTGATACCAAGAACTGGCTCCATAAGCATGGCGTGCCGTATGACCAGTTGTATATGCGCCCCATCGATAATGACGAGAAGGACAAGAAGATCAAGAAGCAGATTCTTGAGGAGCAGGTCCTACCCCATTTTGAGGTTAAGAAAGCCTACGATGACAAGAAGAAGAATGTTAAAATGTATCGTAAGGAAGGCATTGACGCCGAGAAAGTAAACTAGGGGAGGCTTTACCGTGGGGATACTCATGAAAAAGATTTTTGATACATACAAGTTATTCTGGAACGTCCTCATGCGTATCGTCGCAGCGTTTACAGCAAGTGCACTCGGAGTTATCGGTGCTGGTGCTATCGCCCACATCTCAACTCTTAAGGCTATGACAGTTGCAGGTCTAACAGCCACCGCAACAATCGTTGAAAAACTTGCTCGTGGATTTATGGATGATGGCAAGTTGACTCTCGATGAGATCAACGCCGCATTTGCTGCTGTTGACACCCAGGCCACAACTGCAGCAGACCTACAGGTTCAGGCTCGTCAGCAAGGTGCAGACATCACAGTCTCTGCTGCTACTGGGTCTATCGCTGTTGCGCCAACTCCTGCAGCACCAGTTGCAGATGCCGCTGCTCCAGTGTCAACTGAGGCACCAACTCCAGCAGTAATTGATCCTAACTACAACTAAACGTTACGTCCATCTGTGGAGTAAAAACCTCCACCTTTAAAAGATAGACCAAACGGAGAGAAGACTCTCGTAAGAGCGTAGCCGCATGATTCACAGAAGTATTCTGGTTCTGGGTCGTGAACGCTACGCTCTTTCTCTTGCGTAACATCGCATTCAATGCATGAGTATTCGTAAACCGCCATTATTCATCCTCCATATGTTTCTTTTCGCAATGCCGAGCCATCGATGGTACTACATAACGAGTACCACATAGTTCGCAGGTATACCTAGTTGTGTAAGCGTCTATGGTCCTATTATGCCCATACACGGGAAGAAAAAGAGGGCAAACTAAAGCCATGACAACTACCCTTGAAGCGCAGGTTGAGTTTACCGCGCTTGATCGGTGTGATAAGTGCGGCGCCCAAGCAAAGGTTAGAGCGATCCTTACTTCAGGAGAACTTCTCTTCTGTGGTCACCACGCTCGTGAGATTGGCACACCGCTAGTTTTACAGTCTCGCACAGTCTTTGATCCAGAAGGGGTTTTCAACTATGGGAAACAATAATCTTTCTGTGATGCAGTTCCAGCATGCTAGTAACGGCATGTACGGAAGTCCCGCTGGTCAATACGGTAACTACAACCAAGGAAACTTAAATGAGCAATCTTAGTCGCAAGCAGTTTGAAAAGGCTCACGATATTGAGGCAATGAAGCGCCATCGCGCTATGCGTCAAGGTCTTCTCGGAGCATATGCAGGAATCGGTAATGCATGGACTATGTATCCTGCCTATACAAGTGCTATGTCTGCTGGCAATCTTGTAACCTCTACCTCAGATGAAGCAAGTGAAACACCAGCACAAGAAGCGCACGAAGACTCTATGGGTCTTGGTACCGCTAACGGCATGGGTGAAGGTGGCACAGCAGCAAGTGCAGCAGGTGCTGCAGGCGGGTCTCCTGCGTAATGTCAAAGTACAAACCACGCAAACAACCAAACATTCAAATTAGGACTGATCAAGAACAGGCTGCTCATAAGATTGCTACACATCAATACTCCGCTGAAGGTATTGGGGCTTTGATGCAACTTCCCCCAAGTGGTGGTCCACGTCCATTATCAAAGAAGCAGTTTAAAGGACACGATCCCATTAAGTATTTAAAGGAAGAAAATGAGTAAACAACTTAATCGTAAAACTCTAATGGTGAATCAACGTCGTGGAATTAAACAAGAATTTCAGTATGTTCAACCAATGATTAAATCTGTAGCAAATCCATCAGTTGTTACATGGTCTTCTCCAGGGCGTGGAGTTGAAGGCGAATCTGTTAACTCTGGAGGGGAAAACTTTATAGTGAATAAGAATTGGAAACCGCTATAATTTAGCGAGGCCATTAACGTTCCGAGGGGAATAGTTGAAACCACTGCGTACATTCGCAGCACAATCTGACTCACGCAAACGTATCATCACAGCAAGTTTAGGTGGAGGAGCAGCGCTCTTCTGCTTATCTTTTGCTACCTCCGCACATGCAGATACTACTCAGACTTCTTCAACCGATTCAACGAGCGTTGTTGCGCCTCTGCCGATTGTTGTTGCCACGGTTGTTGATACTTCCACAGTTGTAGCGGCTTCCACGACAACAAATAGCGCACCAGTAGCGCAGTCACAAGCGCCACAGGTAACGCCAACACCAGAACAAACGCCAGCACCAGCACCAACCACATCCACGACTCCATCTACTTCCACAGACTTCGCAGCAAACCAAACGACGCAATCACAGCCAACACCAACACCAACATCAGACTCATTATCTTCTTCATCTACTTCTTCCTCTTCAACAAACTCTTCGTCAACCGTTTCGTCAACTCCTGCTCCCGCTCCAACGCCTGATCCATCGTCTTCAACACCTTCAACAGTTGTATCCGATCACGTTGATAATTTGCAATCTCCTGCTCCAACGCCCTCATCTTCTTTGACTTCCATATCATTGGACTCTGTCTCCTCTAAGATCGATACAGCAACGGCTACAGTGCAGACTGCGGTAACTAACTCTACTACCACTCTCCAGGCAATCCCTGATGTACAGAACAAAGTGACAGAACTTCCTGTGGCTCAACAGGCTGTTGCAGATGCTACAACCGCAATTAATACAGCAACTACAGCGATTGCTGCGGCAACAACCGCTCTTACAACTGCCCAAGCATCAGCAGCGGTGGTCCCTGTTGCTCAGGCTGGTGTAGACGCAGCATCCGCTACAGTGGCTAACGCCATTAAAGATACAACGATTGCTCAATCTACGGTAGATAGCGCAACAGCAACGGTTGCATCTACTAACACAATTTTGATTACAACGCAGGATGCACAACCAGCCCTTGATGCTGCTGCCGCATGTACAGAAGGTTCCGCATGCGTTCACTTTTACAATACCAATGCTGAATTAGGCCCTCTTCATGACCAAATTGCTCCAGCCCAAGCAGCAGCAGACGCAGCAGTTTCCGCAGTACCCGTTGCTCAAGCAACCGTAGATTCAGCAACAACTCAAGTTGCTACACAAGAACAGGCGCTTACTGATGCTGCAAATGCCGCTGCACAAGCACAGGCGGATGCTAATGCTTCTGCTGTTACAACAACGACCAATGGAGTAACCGCAACTGTTTATCGTGCTACAAATGGTGCTGCTCCTTCTATTGCTAATCCCACACCAATTCTTACTACTACAGTCCCTAACATTGCTTTTAACTGGGGCAGTGGTATTGTTCTAAACTCTGGTTTAGCAGACCATGTCATCATTCGTTTTGATGGAACAATTACCGTTCCATCAGACGCCACTGCTGTCAAGTACGCTGTGTACTCAGACGACGGCTCAAAACTTTACGTTGATGGAACTCTTGCAATAAGCAACTGGAGAGATCAAGGACCAACGTGGAGTCCATATAGTCCAACCTATTCAGTAACTGGTGGGCAAACGCAACAACTTACTATTTGGTATTACGAAAACGGTGGCGGTGCTGGAGTAACTCTTGGTTGGGGTATTACTAAAGCAGATGGCACTGGGTACTTCACAACTCCTGGAGCCAGCGCATTTGCTGCGACTACAACTACCAAAGACCCAGTATTAGTACAGGCTGCCAATACAGCAGTTGCTGCACTTGACCCCATTAAACAATCTGTTTTAGACGCTAAAGCAACTCTTAACACAGCAACTCAGACGTTAACAACAGCACAAGCAGCGGTGCCAACAACTGCTCAAGCAGTAGTAGATGCTCAGGCTGCATACGATGCAAAGTTAGCCGAACGAAATGCTGCATGGGATGCCTACAACAGTGCTGTTCATGCTGCTTCTGATAACGTTGCTGCTACGGCTGCTGCACAGGTCGCTTACGACCAAGCCCAGGCTGATCTAGCAACTGCTAAAGAAAACCTTACAGTTGCACAGCAAAACCTCACACAAGCACAACAAAACCTTACAGTACAACAGACCGTATTAGATTTGGCACAAAACACCGCTACACGAGATGCTAACACTGCTAACGCTGCAGCAGATACAGCAGTACAGGCTGCCAACACAGCAGCAACGACTCTTGCTCAATCAACACAAACAATTCAAGATGAGATTGCAAAGAAAGCAGCAGCAGATGCCGCTGCTGCTAAAGCAGCCGCTGATGCATTAGCCGCACAACAAGCCGCTGACGCTCAAGCCGCAGCAGATGCACTTGCAGCGCAACAGGCTGCAGAGGCCAAAGCAGCAGCAGACAAAGAAGCGGCGGATGCTCTGGCTGCTAAACAACTCGCAGAAGCAAAAGCAGCAGCAGAGGCATTAGCAGCACAACAAGCCGCTGCAGCAGAACAGGCAGCAAAAGATGCGGCTGATGCACAATCCGCCGCTCAAGCAGCAGCGGATGCAAAGGCGGCTCAAGAAGCCGCAGCAGCACAGGCATTGAAAGATGCACAAGCAGCAGCCGACGCTAAAGCCGCTGCAGATGCTAAAGCAGCCGCTGATGCTGCCGCTGCAGCACAGGCTGCCAAAGACGCACAGGCTGCTGCAGAAGCAAAGGCTGCTGATGAGGCTAAAGCGGCTGCAGATGCCGCTGCTGCAAAAGCAGAAGCCGATGCAAAAGCAGCGCAAGAGGCCGCAGCAGCACAAGCAGCAAAAGATGCTCAAGCCGCTGCTGATGCAAAGGCCGCTGCTGATGCTGCGGCTGCTCAAGCCGCTAAAGATGCACAGGCTGCAGCAGATGCTGCTAAGGCTGCGGCCGATGCTAAGGCTGCACAAGATGCTGCTGATAAGGCTGCTGCTGATAAAGCCGCAGCAGATAAGGCTGCAGCAGACAAAGCCGCTGCTGATAAAGCAGCGTCAGATGCTAAAGCCGCCGCAGATAAAGCGGCTGCTGATAAAGCCGCAGCAGACGCTAAGGCTGCTCAGGATGCAGCCGCTGCCAAGGCTGCTGCTGATGCGGCCAAGCAAACTCAAACTCCAACTCCTGCCCCGACTCCTCCACCAGCACCTCCTGTTGTTGTAGTGACTACAAATACTACAGCAGAAACATATGTTCCTGCAGTTGCTCCAGAGAAGTACTTGGCTCCTACTGCAATTCAAGCATTTAAGGAAATCGGCATTGTTCCAAATAACGCCGCTCAACTTCCTACAGACATACCAAAGCCTGCTCCTGCAGAGGTGCTTGTTCCTCACGTACAGGTAGACGTGAAGGGCGTTGAAAACGGCGGTATCCAATTCTTCGGCACACAATCAGCACCACAGGTTGTTCAAGAAGATGGAAAATTAACTCCTCCTGCACCACCTCCAGGATCTGGTCTTCCAATTCCTCCAGAGGCGATTACTACTGCGGACACATTTATCGGACAACCAGGCGGCACTTCATTCAATGCACCAGACGTTGCTGTTCCAGTTATTGAGACACCAGTAACAGGAGCAATCGCAGCAGTACCTGGCGCACAAGCACTTAACCATGCATTTGTCGCAATGGCAAATATCGGTAACGACATGTCTCCTGTTACAAGAAAGAAAGCCAAAAAGATATTAGTAATAACTGTTGCCGTTGGTGCAGTTGCTCGCTTTAGAAAGAGGTAATAATGAAGTTTCTTAAATCCCTATTTGCAGACCTTGCTAACCAGATTTGGACTTTTGTAGGTCTTTTCTCAGCATGGTTAGTCCTTACAGGTAGCGCCAAAACAGTTGTTGGCGATGCTACTCTTATATCCTTATTCTTGTGGATTGCGACGTTTCGACTTCGTAACCCCAAGGATAAGAACTAACCCCACACATTAGGAGATCCATGGATAAGAAGATCCTTGTGCTTGTTGAGCACTACGTATATGCAACCGCAGGTACTGCAATTGGTATCGTCGGTATCACTCTGAAGACACCAGGCCATCACGATTACAAGTCAGTCCTTTGGGCACTTGCAGCAGGTCTAGTTGCTCCAGCACTTGCAAAGTTGAATCCAGCATCAGTTGCTAACATTATCTCTAAGAAGACAGGTCTCCCAGAGGCTGTTGTCGCTCAAGGTGTAGCAACTGCAGTAACAGACGCTGAAAAAACTATTGCATCTAACAACAAGTAATTTAGTTTAGGAGAGACCCAGTGACAACGTTCTTTACCTCTTTGGGCATTGTCACTGGTGCTCTTATCAGTTTGGGGGTTATCTTGCGTCCTGCATATAAGAAGTTTAAAGAGTTTGCAGAGTGGATGGATCGCTTTAAGCGTGACTGGGAAGGTACCCCAGAAGAACCAGGCCGTGACGCTATCCCAGGAATTATGGAGCGCATGAACCGCATGGATGGCGAGTTAAGCCGCAACGGTGGCTTCACCACAGTCAAGGATCGCGTAGATCGACTCTACGAGAACCAGCAAAAGATCATCGAGACTCAAGACAAGATGCTTGAAGCCTTTGTTGAGATGGGCGAAAGACTCATCACTATTGAAACTCATTTAACAAATAAAGAGACTCCAGCCACAAACTAGGGGAAGATAGCCCTATGAGCGTCGCATCAATCAACCCAGGAGACTGGGCAGTCAATAAGATCGAGGACGTCCTTACAGGAGCCAAAAGAGCAAGTTATCGAAACATGCGTGCACAGCACGATAAGTATGCGCAGAATAAACTAAACGAAGCCTCTACGATGCAGGTTGTACACAGAGCAACGCCTACTCCAGAAAACACTGGGGCACCAATGCCTGGGTATCGTAAGCGCGGACCAATAAACCCATCAACTACAGGAGCACCAATGCCAGGAACACTTAAGAACAAAACAGCAATTCACCCAATTACTGGAGCAAAAGTTAACCCTGTCCCTGTGAAGCCACGCGGCGCTAAGCCAACTGCTCCAGGAACTATGCCTAAAAAGAAGTAACGATGGCTGGCCAAGTAAGTAAAGACGATAATTCTTACGAGCATTTTAATGCTGGAGTAAATGCGAAGACTCCACCGCTTACTACTATCGATCGTAAAATCTTGGAGTTTGCAGTTCGTTCAAATGCTCATCCTAATTTAAAGACTCAAGGACAGATCCTTCGTAATTTTGGGATGTATCCTCCAGAGTTCTGGAATAGGGCTCAAGCAGTAGCAAATCATCCAGATCTTCCTGCTGAACAACGAGCAAAACTTGACGGGATGTTTCCCGACCCATCACGCCCAGGACCAATGACTGGTGGGTATGATGTACGCCTAGGATTGGAGCAATACCCATGAAGTGTGCAAACTGCGATTCAAATGCGATGTATGTCTATGACATCAGCAAAAAGAAGTCAATTCCATACTGTGAGCCACATCTTCCTCGCTTTTTAGAGCCTCGTAAGATTGCAGGTCTTCTTCGTACAACAGACCAGTATGCTACAGAAGCAGCATCTGCTACAGAAGCACTCGCTCCTAAGGCGAAAACAAAGAAGGCAACGCCAGCAACACCTTCAGAATAATGAAGGTCATTCGCAAGTTCGCGGTACAGGGACATGCTGTACCATCAGGAGCGCACAGCCCTCAAGGACCGTTTCCGTCTGAAGTTCTAGCCCAACCTCGGATGGCATACGAGGACTCACACGCGGACTCTCTACACGTTGCACTAGACGAGACACGCTTCTTCAGATGTCGCGACTGCGGAGAAGTACTTCTAGAGGCTGAACTAACCAATCATGATTGTGAGGAAATAAATGGCTACTAATAACGACGGTCACCTTCTCGATTCAGCGGGAAACGTGGCAGTAGATTTTGTGTGGGGTAACTTCCCACTACAACCAAACGATGTTCGTGCAACAGGTGCTAAGTTAAATTACGCCTTGGATTCACATAACATCGCAGAAGATGGCTGGAATGGCTATCCTGGATACACACCAAACACCACAGGTTCTCAATCTGGCGGAGTTGACTATGTTGTAGTTCCAAACGTTCTTGGTCTTACAACCGCAAATGCAACAGATGCTCTTCTAGACGCTGAACTTGTTGCATCTCCACAGGCTGCATTCACACCAGCGCTTACAGCAATTACACTTACATCTAACGTTGCATCTGTAACTGTAACTGCTCACGGATACAAGGTTGGCGATGTTGTAACAATCGCTGGTCTTACAAACGGTTCAGGTTCAGCATCAAATGACTCTGACCTTAATGGTACACACACCATCACCGTTGTTCCAGATGCTAATAACATCCGTTGGGCACAAACACACGCAGATATCACAACCCACTCTGGTATCACAGGCGTTACTGCTAAGGTCGTTGCTCGTGCGGGCACAATCTACGCACAAGGTACTGCAGCAGGTACATCTGCAGCAGTCGGTGACACCGTAACAATCACACCATACTTCGCATCCTAATCTAATGCCTAGTCGTCGTCCCTCAGGTGGTGGTAGTTCCTCACGCAAAACGCGTGTGGCTACGCCATCATCTGGGGAACTACGCAGCCCCTTAGAGCAGTTAGGCTCTATGTACGGTTTTGGTTCTCGACAAACCGCTGGCATTGCAAAAATGACTGGTGTAGAGAATCCGTTCCAAAGCGCCCCAACAGCCTCTTCTCTTGGCGAGTTTGGTGAGTTTAAAGAAATTATTGGAATGAAAGACATCGTTAAGTACTACGATACAAACGGTGCAACCTATAACAACATGGCAGGACTTCCTGCAGAACTTTCCTACAAGAGACAATGGGAAGATGTTACAGAGGGTGAAGACAACCCCACTATTCCTGGCTCATATGGAGCCCAACTTGATGAGGATGAATCCCCTGCTCCTCTTACAGTTGTCCCAACATCAACTACAGATATTAACCGTCCTCGTACAGTAGCCGCTGGCTATGATGAAGATGAAGAGAAGATCACAGTGATGTTCCGTGATGGAACCCTGTACAACTACTACGAAGTCACCCCATCAGAGTGGACTGCATTTAAGGCTCGCGTATCTAAAGGCCAATTTATCTACAAGTATTTGGACTTTAAGCCTCGTGGGGTAGCAGACCAGAGTTCTATCTCTGCCACGGCTCGTAAGGCCTTCTACAAGTTTGCCCGTGGATCTCAGTTACACTATGGCAAGAAATACGGTACTACCAAAAAAGGTAAGACCTCGGTTAACCAGAGATACATACGGCCCATTAAATAGGAAGCAGAAATGCCAAAGACGCATAAAATCGGACCACGACACTTTGTACAGGTTACCAAGTTCCCTTATGAGTGGAACAACAAAGTCATTACTCGTGGCTGGACTCAAGAGACAGAAGCCCCATACAGGACGGCTAATCCCCTCATAGTAAGACTTCCTAGATACAGAGCGTTAGTATTAGGAAGATGGACTGGACAAACAGACGTAGGTGAAGTTGACAAACTTATCGGACTAAGGATTGTGACAGAAGATGAATTTACGGAAGAAGCGGGATGGACACCGCCCCCAAAGTCGGATCGAGAAAAGAGTCTCGATGATCTCTACGCCAGACTTAGTAGCATGGATGGAACAGTCGATGTTTACGATTGGCAAACATATTTCCAGTTGGCAAAGGACTCAGAGCAAAGATGATCTTGCTGAGGTAAAACTGGGCGCTGAAGTCTTTCACGCCATCGCGCAAGAACTAGAGAGACGCTCCCTGTGACCACCGAGTCATTTGACGATGAGAAGTTTGAGGAGATTACTCCTGAGTTCTTCTTGCAGGAAGATAAGCCTGCAGAAGAAGAGCCTGACGAACAGTTAGACGAACTATCTCAGCAATTTGTAGACAAACTGATCGACAAGATCATGCTCTTTCTTAAAGAACTTGTAGGACACGATCTTCACCCATATCAGAAGCCATTGGCTAGACGGCTTATTGAGTCTGTCCTCATCAATGACGCAGAAGAGATTACAGCCCTAGCCGCTCGTCAGTCAGGCAAGTCAGAGACAGTGGCTGACACTGTTGTGACGCTAATGATCCTTCTTCCTAGACTTGCTAAGTTGTACCCAGATCTTCTTGGCAAATTTAAAGATGGACTATGGGTTGGGCTATTCGCTCCTACAGAGTCACAGGCTGAAACACTCTTTGGTCGATGCGTTACCCGTTTAACCTCTGAGCGTGCTACAGAGATTCTTAATGACGTTGAGATCGACGATAAGGCTGCCCGTGTAGGTGGAGTAACTCGTCAGATCAAGTTGACCAAATCTGGCTCGACTATGACGATGATGACCGCAAACCCACGAGCAAAGATTGAATCTAAGTCGTTCCATCTTATCGTTATCGATGAGTGTCAAGAGGCTGATGACTTCGTAGTATCCAAGTCAATCGCGCCTATGTTGGCGTACTACGCAGGAACCATGGTCAAGACTGGAACACCTACAACCAGTAAGAACAACTTCTATAAGGCTATTCAGTTAAACAAGCGCCGACAGACTGGGCGTAACTCCAGACAGAATCACTTCCAGTGGGACTGGAAAGAGGTTATTAAGTACAACCCCAACTACGAGCGCTCTATCAAGAAAGAGATGCTGCGTATTGGTGAGGACTCGGATGAGTTCCAGATGTCGTACAACTGTAAGTGGCTCCTTGAGCGCGGTATGTTCGTTACCTCAGCCATCATGGATGAACTAGGCGATACCTCTCAAGAGTTAGTGAAGTCCTGGCATAAGACCCCAGTGGTGGTGGGTATCGACCCAGCCCGTAAGACTGACTCAACAGTTGTGACTGTTGTGTGGGTTGACTGGGATCGCCCCGATGAATTTGGATACTTTGAGCATAAGGTACTTAACTGGCTAGAGATCCAGGGAGCGGACTGGGAAGAGCAGTACTTCCAGATCGTCAACTTCTTATCTAACTACGACGTCCTTGTTGCTGGAGTAGACGGCAATGGTGTGGGTGATGCAGTAGCGCAACGTCTTACTCTATTGCTTCCACGTTCTAGAGTCGTGGCTCTCACATCCAGTCAATCAGAGCAATCAAAGCGATGGAAACATCTGCAGGCTCTTATTCAGCGCAAACTCATTACGTGGCCTGCCCATGCAAAAACTCGCAGATTGCGTACATGGAAGCGTTTTTATCAGCAGATGACCGACCTTGAAGTTCAGTTCAAAGGACCTAACTTCTCTGCTGCCGCACCTGATGAGACCTACGCCCACGATGACTTTGCAGATTCTTTGGCTATCGCATGCAGTCTTACCCAAGACCTTGTGATGCCAGAGGTAGTCATCTCATCTAATCCTTTCTTTAGTTAACAACAAAACCCTGTAAAAAGGGTGGAAACTATGTACTAGGAAAAGGCCTTTCCGTACACATCCTTAAGGAGTCATAATGACAATCTCACCAGCACCACGCTTCCCAGAGCGTGCACCACAGGTTTACGAAATGAAGGGTGCAGGCAACGCAACACGTCGTGGCCCACTCCGCTTCGAAGAGGGTATCGCTACTGATACCGATGTTCCAAACGATTTCCAGAAGGGAATGATGCAGGGCGCTGCTACAGCCCCTGGTCGTCCAAACCGCAATGCTCCAGTTTGGGAGAAGTCTGCTGCCGAGACAATGGCAGAGCGTGCGCACGTTGGTTCAGCCTCATGGGTTGAAGCACCAACATTCCTTGGAGAGTTTGCACACGGCACAATGAACGACTACTCAGCAGCAACAATTGAGACAGTCGCTCGCTCAGGCGGACGCACACAGCGTCAGTCTGCAACAGTCGTCAACGACTAATTTAGACAGACACCGTTCAGCCCTCACATTAATGTGGGGGCTGTCAGGTTATCCAGGGAGGAGATAAAATGCAAAAACCAGCAAATCCAAAGTTGTATCAAATGGTCATTGCACAGGCACGCGCTAAGTACGCGACCTATCCATCTCCTGGAGCAAGTGCATGGGTTCACAAGCACTACATTGAACTTGGCGGTCAGTTTGTAGAGACTCACGAAAAAGATCGCAGACAAAAGATTGCACAGAAGAAATTTGAATCTAAGAAGCGTAAGCCAGTTGCAAAAAAAGAAGAAAAGAATAAAGGTAAGTAATGTCATATCTTGACTTCTCCCCGCCATCGTACAGAGCGGCATCATCTGACTTAACGATTTCTATTTCCCCACTTGGATTAGTAGAACTTGCTGATGAAGAGTTTGAAGTCCACGGTCCTCGCTTAAACCGTTACTCATTAAACTTTGCGATGTACCTAGGTCATCAATGGGGCTACCGCCGCGAAACTGGCGAAGCACAGATGACGATGAACTACTATCGCGCATTTACAGATTATCTTGCTCGCTTTACATTTGGTAAGGGTGTTAACTTTCGTTCCCCTAAAGCAACGGAAGCAATTGTTCCTGACCGCTTAGAGCGCGTATGGGAAGTAGATAACGACAAAGAGCGTGTACTACTTGAGATGGCGCAGCAAGGCGGAGTCACAGGTGACTGCTTTGTAAAGGTTGCCTACGAAGAGGCATGGACAGATTCTGCTGGTCACTTCCATCCTGGTCGTGTCCGCATTCTGCCAATGAACTCGTCATTCTGTTTTCCAGAATTCCACCCACACGATCGCACACGCCTTCTTCGCTTTAAGCAGAAGTACCGCTTCTGGGGTACCTCTCTAGAAGGAACACGTCAGGTATTTACCTATACTGAAATCTTGACTGATGACATGATCGAGGAGTACATCAACGACGAGTTGATCGACTCACGTCCAAACCCACTAGGCCTTATTCCAGTGGTACATATCCCTAACATTCCTGTAACAGGTTCTCCTTGGGGTCTTGCAGATTGCCAAGACATCATCACGATCAACCGCACATATAATGAAATTGCTACAGACGTCGCTGACATCATCAACTACCACGCTGCACCAGTAACAGTCATCATCGGTGCTAAGGCATCAAATCTGGAAAAGGGTGCGAGCAAGGTATGGGGCGGACTTCCAAAGGACGCTCAGGTATTCAACCTTGATGGTGGTGCTGAAGGTATCAACGGCGCTCTTCAATACCTAGAACTTCTCAAGCGCTCTATGCACGAGATCATGAACATCCCAGAGAGTGCCCTTGGACAAGTTCAGCCAATCTCTAACACCTCAGGTGTTGCTCTCTCTATCCAGTACCAGCCACTGATGAACCGCTACTCCCAGAAGGTCATTCAGTACGGCAAGGGTGTTGAGCGCATTAACGAACTCGTACTTCGTAACTTGGCTCTTAAAGAGCCAGAGACTCTGATGTTTAACCCAGAAGTTGATGGCCCACTGAAGTCAGACCAACTTGCTGTCCTTGATCCTAACGATCCAATCACATACCAGAACTATGTGCAGTTCCCACCTCCACTTCCTCTCGATAAGTTAATCGTCTTGAATGAAGTCCAGGCAAAGATGGCTGCTGGTCTTGAGTCTAAGGAAGGCGCTCTGCGTACCTTGGGCGAGGAGTTCCCAGAAGAAAAACTTCGTGAGATTCGTGATGAGTTGAAGGAAGATGCCAAGGCCGATGGAGCCCTACAACTTCTCAAGATTCAGATCCAGAAGCAGATCATGGATATGACGGGCATGATGCCTGGTCCTGATGGAACTTCTGCCATCCCTATGCAGCCAACACAACTTGGTGATGGTGACGTTATGGGTGATGGAATTCAGGGTCCAGAGACACCAGAGAGTGTTAACGACCCAGCACAGCAGATGAACGAAAGCCTAGAGGATCAAACCGAAGGCGCAATTCGTCAGCAGTTAGTGGAAGAAGCCTACGGCACCAAGCAGGTGCAACGAAGGAATGTCGACCGCAACGACAACTAGCATTCTGATAAACATCAGAGTATATCGAGACAATTGCGACATTTTGTAATGCAATAGTCTTGTAAGAAACCAAGGGACACGCCGCAAGGCATACGGACAACGACATAAGAAAAATAGGTGACCAATAATGGCCGATAATCAAGAAGTGATGGAAACAGTCGCAGCAGAAGTTGCGCCAATCCAAGAAGTACCAGTGGAGGCTACAGTGCCAGGATTTACTGCAGATGACCTTGCAAAGGCTCGTGCGCAGGAGAAGGCTAAGTTATATCCACAGATGGAAAAGATGGCTGAAGAACTTGCCGCCCTTAAGAAGGAACGCGAAGAAGCAGCCGCACGTAAGGCAGCACGACAGGCTGAACGTGAAGCACAAAAAGCGGAGAAAGAAAAGCAGAAGGAAGTCAAAGAACTTTCCTTTAAAGAACTCCTCGCTAAGAAGGAGCAAGAATTTAATTCTCAACTTGAGAATGAACGTCTTGAAAGAGAACGTGCTTTTGCTCTCCTAGATCAGGAACGTAAGTTCCAGGATTTGATGGCTTATCGCTCACAGCGTCTTGAGGAAGAGCGCGATTCAATCGTGCCTCAACTCATTGACCTAATAGGCGGTAATACACCAGAAGAAATTGAACAGAGTATTGCAACACTCAAGGATAAGTCCGCAGGAATTATGCAAGATGTGATGCAGACAGTTCAAGCAAGTAAGCAACAGATGGTAGGTACCCGTATCACGGCGCCTGCCTCAGGACCTCTCGATAACGAAATGGGACAACAATCGTATACGCCCGAAGGAATTCGCGGCATGGACATGGCAGAATATCAGAAGCAACGCGCCAAACTACTCGGCACAGCAGCCAATAATCGCGGTCAGGGACTGTTCGGTTAATTCCCCCCAACAACTTACAGAAAGGACTGCCATAAATGGCTGGTTCAGCAATTACAGGTTCCTCGCAACTCGCAGGAGCCCCAACCGCTTACTCAGGCTCAAACTCAAGCCTGAACCAAGCAATTCAGACAATCTGGTCCAAGGAAATCTTGTTCCAGGCAATGCCAATTCTTCGTTTCGAACAGTTTGCAGTTAAGAAGACAGAACTCGGTGTTGCACCAGGTCTTCGTGTGAACTTCCTCCGTTACAAGAACTTTGCTGTCGATCCAACACCTCTTACAGAAGGTGTTCGTATGACAACAAACGCTCTCACAGCAGAGCAGATTGCAATCACAGTTGCAGAACAGGGTTACGGCGTTGCTGTCTCTGAGTTGCTCTTGAACTCATCATTTGATGACATCATGGCTTCTGCTTCACGTCTTCTTGGCCGTCACATGGCTCAGTACCTCGACATCCAGGCTCGCAACACACTCTCTGCTGCGACATCTGCTGTCTTCGGTTATGACCGTACTTCACTCCAGGGTGTAAACGATTGGTACAACGAAGGTACAAAGGGTACAAAGATCGCAGACCTCACAGGCGCTTTCAAGTTGTCTACAGGTGCTGTCAAGGATGCTGCCCTTACCCTCGCTTCCAAGAACATCCCACGGTTGGGCGAGACTTACGTCCAGTTCATCCACCCAAAGCAGTCTCGTGACATTCGTTCGAACCCAGAGTTCATCGAAGTTACAAAGTACGCTGCTCCAGGTAACTTCATGCTCGGTGAAATCGGTCGTCTCTACGACGTAGTCTTCATCGAAACAACACAGGTCAAGCAGTTCGCTTCTTCATCTGTTGTTGACTATACCAACTTTGTTGGTGCTCCTTCATACCAGACCGATGTCCCTGTAAAGGCTAACACCGCTCCTGGTCAGGGTGGAAACCCAGAAGGTTCAACTTCACCATACCCAGCAGGTGGATCAGACTCAACAGCGTCTGCAACAGTCTATGAGTCAATCATGATTGGTGACAACGCTTTTGGTCACGCTATCGCTCTTCCAGTTGAACTCCGCGATGGTGGCGTTCTCGACTTCGGTCGTGAGCACGCTCTTGCATGGTACGCAATCTGGGGCCTCGGTGTCATTACCGATCAGGCTATCGTGAAAGTCTACACAAACTAATAACTGGTTTGTAATAACTTTTACAACTTAATAGGTGTCTGGGGGTCATACTCCTTCTTTGGCCCCCAGCCACCACTTAACACCACACTAACTTAGGAGAAATACACCGTGGCAAATACACCAACAAGTCCATTGGACGCAACAGGACGCGCTGCAGAACAAGCAGCGAAGAAGAATGCAAAGGCACTTCAGGACCGCAAAGATGAGATTTCAATTGCGGCTCAGGTTGAGGCAGAGACACTAGAAAACAACGTATTCGATCCAACGAATGCAACAGCACCTATTGTTCTTGACGAGATTGAAAACGTCGGAGTAAGTACAGCAAACAACTCAGTAATCATTCGTACAATCACTGATATTGACGATATGACATACGGAGTCGGAAATACTCTCTCTTTTAAAGCAGGAGTTAAGTACCGCGTATCTCCAGACCTAGCAAATTATCTCGAAGAACTTGGATATATTTGGCGGCCAAACTAAGCCGTCGCTAGTAGTCTGACCCTCAACTGGTTCCCGCCCTCCTCCCAGTTGGGGGTCGGACCTTTTTATGCGTACATATTGTGAATAACACGAGATGATTACGCCAAACAGTTTTCGGAGGTTTTGTGGCTACGTTATCCAGTCTGGCGGAACGCCTTCGTTCTGAGATAGGCGATATCGGCAAGTCCTTTGTCTACCAGACAACAGCAGACGGAATCACAAACCGTTACCTTGTTCCATACTCTCCTGTAGATGGTGCAAACCTTATTATCCATGTTAATGGGTCAGATGTATCTAACGCTGTTCTTGTCGAAGAAGAGACTGGTTACATAACCTTTGATTCTCTCCCAAATGCTGGGGCACCAATCGTTGTTGCTGGAACGTATTACCGTTACTTTACTAACAACGAAATTTGCAACTTCATCACTGATGCGTTTAACCAGCACACAAAGAATCATGCTGACCCATACGGTCGCGGTGTGACTATCGCTAATCTTCCTGGTGTTGAAGAGTACCCAGTAGTTGTTTACGCCGCTACTTTAGCCCTTTACACTTTGGCTAACGATGCCGCATTTGACATTGATATTACCGCCCCAGATGGCGTACAGATTCCTCGCTCCGAGCGTTACCGTCAATTGATGGATATGACTCAGCAGCGTAAGGCTCAGTACGTTGAGTTGTGCTCACAGTTGGGTATCGGTCTCTACAAGATCGACATGTTCCAACTTCGTCGTATTGCTAAATTCAGCAACCGCTATGTGCCTATCTATCTTCCTCAAGAAGTGGACGATCGTTCTATGCCTCAAAGGGCGCTCCTGCCAATGCCTACCTATGGCTCTCAACAGTTCCCATCGGATGTTCCTACATTTGATTTAAACGCATATCAAGGTGACTCATTTGAAGTTACTCTGCAGTTCCCATTTGACGTAACAGCCTATACTTGGAAGTCTGAAATCCACATGCAGTTTGGTGATGGTATTCCTCTTGCAGCATTTGACATTGAGTTTGTTGATGGAGATAACACAAAGTTAACTTTGACACTTACAAGTCAACAAACAGAGGCTTTACCAGATCTTTGCTTCTGGGATATTCAAGCATCAGCATCTGATGATTCAGGGTACGAACAAACCTACATGCGAGGAGCGCTGTTTGTTACACGAGAGGCTACCGTATGACACGCGTTAGCCATGTAGTTGGTTGCAGTTGTGGTCAGTGCAATGGAATTCAAGGTGTACAGGGTCCAACGATTATTGTCGGTCCTGGTCAAGGCGGTGCTCGCGGTACTCAAGGAACACAAGGAACCCAGGGCGCAACTGGAACAGGAATACAAGGCGCACAAGGACCGATTGGACCTGGTGGTGGGGCGCAAGGTACACAAGGAACAACAGGTATCCAAGGTGTACAGGGATCTACAGGCAGTGGAACACAAGGTGTACAGGGTTCCCAAGGAGAACCTGGTACTCAAGGTATCTCTGGAACATCACTAGGCACTACAGATGACTTATCTGAAGGTGTAACAAACCTATACTTTACTCCACAAAGAGTGGCGTATGTTCACACCCAAGGGGTAGCAAATAGTACGTGGGTTATCACCCACAATTTGCATTTTTACCCTAACATTACAGTGCAGGATTCGGCTGGTAATATAGTCGAAGGCGAGATCACATACACTAATTCGGACTCCTTAACAGTCACATTTGCAACAGCGTTTTCAGGCGAAGCCTACTTATCTTAAGGAGATAACCGAATGGCAAGAAAATTTTTGACTCCAATAGACCTTGGAAAACTTGAACTTCAGAATGCTCGCATTCAAAACCTTTCAACTGCCAGCCAACCAACAAACCCTGTCGAAGGTCAGATTTACTATGACACAACCGACAAGTACATTAAGCAATGGAATGGAACTGCGTGGATTGCATTTGGTCCTCAAGGTACACAAGGCACACAAGGTACTGATGGTGTTCAAGGTACACAAGGAACCGCAGGTTATGTAGGTGCTGATGGTGCTCAAGGTACACAGGGAACTCAGGGAACCCACGGAACTCAAGGCACTCAGGGAACACAGGGAACTCAGGGCACACAAGGTACTGACGGCACACAGGGTACACAAGGCACCGATGGTACCCAAGGTACACAGGGAACAGACGGTACCCAGGGAACACAGGGAACTGATGGTACTCAGGGTACCCAAGGAACTGATGGCACCCAAGGTACTCAAGGCACAGACGGTCAGCAAGGAACTCAGGGAACCGATGGCACACAAGGAACTCAAGGCACAGATGGTACCCAAGGAACTCAGGGTACTGATGGCGCACAGGGTACACAAGGTACCGATGGTGCTCAAGGTACAGACGGTCACTCTGACCGCTATAAGACAACCTCTAATACCGCAAATGATATTGCAGTAGCAGATGGCGTAGTCTTCTATGTAAATGACGAAAATCTTTCTTACTCAGTAGGTCAAGATGTCGTTGTTGCTTACGACATTAATAACTACATGACTGGAACTGTTGCTTACTACGAGACAGTGCCATCTAATTACATCCAAATAAATATTCATACCATTGTTGGTTCTGGAAACTACTCTTCATGGACAATTAACCTTGATGGAGCAACAGGTGTACAAGGTACAACTGGCTCTCAAGGTACCCAGGGCACAGATGGAACACAGGGCACTCAAGGTACAGATGGCACACAGGGTGCTCAAGGTACTGAAGGACAGCAAGGTACACAAGGAACTCGCGGCGCACAGGGAACACAAGGAACTGAAGGTCAACAGGGAACTCAGGGTACCGACGGTACACAAGGAACTGATGGTACACAGGGAACTCAAGGTACTCGTGGTGCTCAAGGAACGCAGGGCACACAGGGTGTAGACGGTACACAAGGTGCTCAAGGCACTGATGGAACTCAGGGAACTCAGGGCACTGATGGAACACAAGGCGCACAGGGAACTGAAGGTCAGCAAGGTACTCAAGGTACCGACGGAACACAAGGTACTCAAG